AGATTTATAGATAGATGGATAATAATTTAGTAAAGGACAAGCTAAAATCAGTCCATCAATATATCCAAAAGTTATAAATAAGGAATAGGTTATGCCAAAATGGGTCTTAAAATAGCAAAATCGGACCAGCGAGATTAAAAATCTAGGCGGGTAAAATAGTAAAGAGGTATAAATGTATGGAATTATAGTAAAGTTTGTCAGAGCGGCGAGATTAAAAGACAAGAAATTTAATAGATTTATAGATAGACTGATATACTTTTAGTAAAATAAAAGCAGGCCTTTGGGATGGATAGCCTGCTTGACATATTTTAACGGAGTAAATGTTTAGAGGAGTAGTATGATTAAAGCAACTATAGACAAATAAAATAAGAAACTTCCTACTATTGTCTTAATTGCATTATGTTTTATATATTTAATAGTTCTTTTAATATCTTGCTCAAATTCTCTTAGTTCTTGTGTCTTAACAAATATGAATTCCATTAGTTTAATTCCTTCCATTTCTTTTTAGTTGTATAATAAGTCTCTATGTTCTCTTGTGCTCTGCCTGGATATTTTTGTATTGCTTTATTTAATGCGTCTGTAAATAATGTGTATTTAATTGAACAGCCTTTAACCATATAATATTTTACTATTGCCATATCTAACTCCATCCTAATAAACTTGCTAAACCTAACATAATAAGAACAATGATTACATCTCTAATAAAACCCATTATTCTTCCTCCAATATTTGTTCATTAAATAATTCTAACAATTCGTCTATTGTAGTTTCGTCCATTCCTTTATTTAATAGAATTTCATAATTGTAACGTCCTTCACCACAAGGTTCAAACTGTATAACAGCTCCAAAATAGTCAGCCGGGTCTAAGATAATAAGAATTAAATTATCTTCATTGTTTTGTGTAATTTTGATAGAATAAGAACAACTATTTAGATTTATAATATGTCCGTTCATTTTATTTACTCCATTATTTTACTACTACTTGAGGAAAGAAGGGCAGACAGTTAAGCCTGCCCATTGTATATTCTTAAGCCTTTGCAACTTTCTTTTCTGCTTTTTTAGGAGCTTGTTTTAAGTTACGTTCTTCAATAGCTTCCGTAATAACAGATTTTAAGATTTCCGGAAAATGTTTCATAAATGCTTCAGTTAATAAACATTCTGTATTATATTTCCATCCATAAGAAGCAGGAACTACTCTAAGAACTAATTTATTTTCCTTTAATAGTTTATATGCTTGTTGTTTGTTGCTGAATGTTAAGTGTGAAATACTTTTCTTCTTGTTGTGGAATTCAAATAATACTTTGTTACCATACTTAACACTTGTATAACCTGTGACTTTCTGTACTTTAATTAGCTTGTCTGCTTTACTTGCATTGTCTAACATTTCCATTACTTTGTCTTCTAGTCTTACTTGTGCTTGTTCTGTAGCTTGTACTTTTTTAGCTTGTTTGTTAGCTACTGTCTTGTTTTGTTGTTTGTTTGTTTTGTTTTGCATAATACGTCTCCTTTTAATTTGTACTACTTATTTGTTTTGTTTGTTTATTGCTTACATTTATATTATACGACTAAATATGTCATAAAAACTTTTTGTCTTTCCTTAAAGCACCCGGTATAGCCCCTCTAGTGGTTATTTTCACCAATCTTGGTACCGTTCACGACCTTCGGCGGAAAACCCCAATTCTCTCTTGTTCGATTCTCAAAAACCTCTTATTCGAATTTTTTCATTTTCAGTTCTATCGGGTTCGAAAAGTCAAATTTATCTCGGTGTCAAAAGGTTCATCTCCTATTAAGTTCATTTACTCAATTTATCTTTTGTTTTAGATAAATCTATTGTAAACAATGAAGACTTCAAGAAGTCGGAATTGAATATTTTAGAACCCGGCGGTTGTAAAATTCTTTAGAGTGTGCTATAATAATTTTAGAAAATCTTTTTCATAAACAGACATTAACAACAGGCCACCTCTCTTCTAGGGTACGTACAGCAGATAAAATTAAGGCCTGTTTTCTTTTGCTCTTGCAAAATTTAATTTTCTATCGTATTATATAGTCAGGACGCAATATGACAAAAGTAAATCTAATAGAAACAGTCGGCGGCGGATATGGTAGCTTCTGGCGATGCAAAAAAAGATATAGAGTATGTAAGGGGTCAAGAGGGTCAAAAAAATCTTGTACAACCGCTCTATGGATAATTTACAAGATGATGGAAATGCCACTGGCTAATACTCTTGTCATGCGTAGATATTTTAATACCCATAAAGATTCTACCTTTGCTCAGCTTAAATGGGCTATCAATAAATGGGGCGTTAAGGATAAGTGGAAAGTAACTAACTCCCCTATGGAATTGACTTATCTGCCAACAGGCCAAAAGATTTTGTTCAGAGGTTTTGATGACGCTGATTCTATCACATCTATTACAGTTGAAACTGGTTTTTTATGCTGGGTGTGGATTGAAGAAGCTTTTCAGGTAACTGATGAAACTGCATTCAACAAACTGGACATGAGTATTCGTGGTGAAATGCCAGAAGGTTATTTTAAACAAATAACTCTAACATTCAACCCTTGGAGTGATAAAACTTGGATTAAAAGAAGATTTTTTGATACTCAAGACGAAAATACCTTTGCTATAACTACGACTTATATGCAAAATGAATTCTTAGGCGATGACGATAGGCAATTATTCGAAACTATGAAAATTAGAAATCCTCGTCGTTATCAAATTGAAGGGCTTGGAGATTGGGGTATTTCTGAAGGACTTATCTATGAAAATTGGATACAAGAAGATTTCGATATTGCAAAAATTATGCACATGACAGATGCCAATGGTCAACGTGTTTACAGACGCTTATTTGGACTTGACTTTGGATTCAGTAATGACCCAGCCGCAGTAATTGCTATGCTTGGAAATCGTGACCAGCAGACTATTTATATTTATGATGAAATTTATAAAATAAATATGACAAACAGTCAACTGGCTGATGCAATTAAATATAAAGGGTGGGCTAATGCTAAAATAAAAGCAGATTGCTCAGAACCTAAATCAATCAAAGAGCTTAAAGATTATGGTTGTACACGAGTTTATCCTTGCAAAAAAGGAGCAGACTCCTTAAAAGCAGGCATTAGACGACTTCAGGACTACCAATTGATTGTTCACCCTTCTTGCACTAATACAATTATAGAGTTGAGCAACTATGCTTGGGATGTCAAAGATGGTTTGATAACAAGTAAACCAATTGATGACTACAACCACCTTCTAGATGCGATGCGTTATGGAACAGAGGAACTTACTATTAAGAAATTTAGCTGGTAATTGTCAAATAACTTGCTATTTATCTAATATTCATATATAATAAATATAAAGGAGAAATAAATGTCAGTTTTATTTAGAATTCCTAAAGAATTAGAAGATGTGGAGTTACCAATAGATATTAGAGTTGCGTTAGTTTCTAATTATGGTCAACCACAAGAAGAATTTTTAGTACAATGTATAAAAGAATATAGAGATAGTGCGGTTTATAAGGCTATGGAAGTAGGTACTAATTACTTCTTTAACCAGAATGATATTGTTCATCGTAAAAGATATTATATAGATAGACAAGGAAAACCTGTAGAAACAGAACTTTTATCAAATTCAAAACTTGCTCACCCTTTTATGCGTAAATTAACAAATCAAAAAGTAAACTACTTACTTTCTAAAGATTTTACTATTAGAGGTGAAGAAAATTATGTTAAAGAATTACAAAAATACTTTAATGATAAATTTAGACTTACTTTAATAAATACAGGAAAAGAATCTATTCGTTGCGGAATTGCTTGGATGCAAGTTTATTATAATAAAGAAGGTAAACTTAAATTTAAAATGATACCAAGTAATGAAATAATTCCTTTTTGGCATGATAGCGAGCATACTGAATTAGATGCTGTTATCCGTATTTATGATATTGAAGAATATGTAACTGGAAATACTGTGAAAAAGATTTGGGAGTATATAGAATACTATACACCGCAAGGTCTATGGAAATATAGAAGATTAAAAGCAGGTGGAAGTCTTGAAAATTTATCAACCATTGAGGGTGAAGGACATTTTACGGTTATAAAAGAAGACAATAAAGAATATGATGCAACTTGGAACAAAGTGCCATTCGTTGCGTTTAAATATAATATGGAAGAAGTTAGTCTAATAAACTGGATTAAACCTTTAATTGATGATTATGATGTTCAAACTTCTGATAATTCAAATAATTTAGCGGACGTACCAAATTCAATTAAAGTTGTAGAAGGTTACGAAGATAATGATAAAGAAGAATTTTCTAAAAACTTAAATATTTTTAGAACGGTATTCGTAGGTGAAGGTGGAGATGTTCGTTCTCTTCAAACTCAATTAGATTTAGCAGGTTCAGACCTTCACTTAAATAGACTTAGAAAAGATATTTTCGAATTTGGTGGTGGTGTTGATACAGTAGAAAAGGATTTACGAGATGTCGCTGGTGTAGCACTTAGATTTCAATATTCAGATTTGGATATGGACTGTTCAGAAATGGCACAGCAATTTAGATATTCCTTAAGACAGTTACAATGGTTCATTAACCAAGATTTATTGTCTCATGGTGTTTCTTTTGATGACTCTACCAGCGACTTTATATTTAATACAGATGTAATTGTCAATGAAACTGAAACAATTAACAATCTTGCGGTGTCTAAGGATTTGGTCAGCCAACGTACTTTGGTAGAAAATCATCCTTGGGTTAAAAATGTTGATGAAGAAATTAAACAAATTGAAGATGATAAGAAAAAGCAATTAGAATATGATATGGAAGTTACTGAACGAACAGCTCAAATAACCAAAAAGTATTCTAACACTTCAAATTCAAGTAATAAATCTTAATCAATCGTATTGCAATTATTCATATTCTAATATATAATAAATGTATAGATAATTTCATGGACGCATCATGTAAAAAAGCGAGGAGGAAAATTAAATGGAACAAATTAAACAAATTCTAAAAGAAATGGGATTGTCTGATGAGCAAATTGCTAAATTTATCAAAGATGCAATCAATGATAAATTCATTCCAAAACATCGATTTGATGAAGTGAATGAGAAAAACAAACAGCTTACAGATGATGTCACAGAACGTGACAAACAAATTAGTAATCTTAAAAAGTTTGAAGGTGACAACGCTACTCTACAAACAAAAATTGAAGAGTTGGAAACAGCTAACAAACAAAAAGATGAAGAAAATGCAAAAGCTATTAAGTCCCTAAAGATTGACAACGCTATCAACTACGCATTAAACGGCAAAGTTCAAGAAGGCTACAACGATTTAGTTTTAGGTTTAATTGATAAAAGTTTAATTGTACTCAAAGAAGACGGTACAATCGCTGGATTAGACGAACAAATTGAAAAAGCTAAAAAAGATAAGCCATTATTATTTGTTGCAGAACAAGAAGGCGAACAAGGAAATCAAAAGTTTGATGGTTGGAGTTTTAAAGGCGATGACCCTAAAGACAAACAAGGTCAAACAAACAAATCAATTTCTGAAAATTTTGTAAATTCATTATTAAATGACAACAAAACAATTTCAGATGCCACAGCGAAAGCAACTGAACATTACTTTGGTAAAGAATAAGGAGAAAAATTATGACAATTGAATCAGTTACCAATTCTTATGCGTCAAAAATTGAAATTTTACAATTTCCTGATGACTATGTAGCTAGACCTCAGTTTTTTGACGAACAATCAAAATTAGCAGTTAAAGAAAATGGAAAGTACATTGTCAAAGCAGGTACACCATTTCCTTCTAACGATGCTAATTGTACTGGTATTGTATTAAATGATTTAGACGTTACAAATGGTGATGCAAATGGGGCAGTTCTTGTTAGAGGACATATTAACACCGCTAGAGCAGAGGAAAACTTTAAAGGTACTTATACAACCGCTTGTAAAACAGCTTTAAAAAGTGCTATATTCTTCTATCCATTAGGTGGCACCGTAGCAGATGAAACTATTATTGATACAGATTCTAAAATTGCAGTAGGTGATAAAGACCCAGTTATTTCTATTCACTTAGAAGGAACTGATTTTGCACCTAAACAAGCTTCAACAAAAGCTTCAAATTACACAGTAACACCAGGAACAACCGCATTAACTGTAGATACAATTACAAGAGTAAGTGATAAAGTTGTTAAGATGGCGTTTACAGGTACAGCAGTAGCAGGTACTTTGAAAGTGAAAGCAGGAACCGCGACAGTCGTAAACGGTATAGCATCTAACGAAGTAACTATTACGATAGCATAATAAAGAGGAGATACGAGATGAAAACTATTTACGATTTAATTGACTCTAAAGCTATTGCACTATATTGGAATAATATTTATTCAAATTCTATTCCTTATTTAGGCACAGCTTTATTTCCGGATAGAAAAAAATTAGGTTTAAAATTAGAATTCTTAAAAGGATTCCGTCAATTGCCTATCGCTTTGATGCCATCAGCTTTTGATACTAAACCTACTTTAAGAGGTAGAATTGGTGTTAAAGACTTTAGCACAAAGATGCCTTTCTTCCGTGAATCAATGAAACTAAACGAAGAAGACAGACAGCAATTATTGATGTTCCAAGAAATGGCAAATAATCAATATGCTAAACAATTGATGCAGAATATTTACGAAGACAGAGCTAATTTGGTATCTGGTGCATTAGTACAATCAGAAAGAATGAGAATGTCATTGCTTGTTGATGGTACTATTGATATCGTAGCTCCTGATAAATCCGGCGTATCTGTTCAATATAAATATAATTACGACCCAGAAGGTGAATGGGTAGATTCTAACACCGATACAGTCGCAAAGAATTGGTCTGACCCAACTGCTGATATTTATGGTGATATTGATAAACTTAAAAAAGATGCACAGGCAAGGGGTATTCTATTAACTCGTGCTATTTGTACAACTAAAACATGGTCTTATATTTGTAAAAACGAAGCAATTAAAAAGGACATGAACCCAGTTGGTTATCAGAATATCATTATCAGTGATGCAGATGTTAGAAGATATTTAGTTGAAAAATTGGGTATCACATTTACCATTTACGATAAAATGTATAAAAACGAAAATGGTGAAGATAAACAGTTCTACCCAGACAACTATGTAACATTCTTGCCTACAGGAACTTTAGGTAGCACTTGGTATGGTACAACTCCTGAAGAAGCTGATTTAATGGGCGGAAATAAAGATGCAGATGTATCTATCGTAAATACAGGTATCGCAATTCTTAACAAAAAAGAATCATTACCAGTAAACTTGATTACTTCTGTATCACAAATCGTACTTCCTTCATTTGAAAGAATGGGCGACGTATTTGTTCTTAAAGTAGTAGCTTAATCAAAAGAGAAATTGTCAGGAGGTGACGTAGGGTTGCCTCCTTCTTCTCTTAAAGGAGATTAAATGTTAATAATTGTTCCAGTAGATGTAAAATATAAAGGTGAAATCAAAAAAGCACATACGAAATTCAATTGCGACTCGTCCGACTTCAAGAGATTTCAATCTCTTGGAGCCTGGGCGGTGCAAAACTTCGAACGTAAAGGCAGAAAAACTGGTGAGGATTTATAATGTACGATGGTAGACGTCCTCATTATAAACCTGTAGATGTTGATTGGGTCTATCAAACAATACAAGATAGACTCAACGACAATTCTATAGGTAAAGTATTGTTATATAACTATATTGAAGAAGTTCAATATACTATATGTAATTATATAAATAGAGGTTATGTACCAGAACCTCTTAAATTTGTAGTTATGAATATGACTATGGACTTATTAAAATCACAAGCATTAAGTGGTAATTTGGATAATGATAAATTAGCAGATGCAGGTGTTGGTGTTTTAGCTTCTATAAAGGATGGAGATAGTGAATTAAAATTTGCAACTTCTAAAACCAATACAGGTGTTCATGTTGCTGATGTAGATTCACTTCTATACAACTATAAAAGCCAATTAGATAAATATAGGTTGACTAAATGGTAAATTTTAAAACTGTTCAAAAAATTCATAAAAACCTTATGTATCATGATAAATGTGATATATATAAGTATGAAAAACAAACAAACCCAAACGGTTCAAAATCTACTGTAAGACAAAAGGTGCCTGTTCATATTGACGCACCTTGTAAAATATCTTTTAGTTTAAGAACTTGGGACACCTTTACTCATAAAAATATGGATACAACACCATATGAAAAGCAACCTAAAATATTTTTAGAAAATAAATATAAAGTATTACCAGGATTTTATATAGAAGCTCACAAATGTGACCCGGATACTAAACAAATTTTATTCACATATAAAGGACAAGCAGGTCTACCACAAGTATGTTGGTCACATCAAGAAATATTGTTAGACGTTAAAGGAGATTGTTAGTGGCAACAAAGGCGCCAAAATTAAATGTAGGACACAAAAAAGAAACGTTAGCACAATTCGCTGAACGTTATAGAATATTGGCCCAGCCTAGAACAATTGACAATGTGATGCGAAAATTTACAGCTAGAATGGATAAATTATTAAAAAACCGTTTAGAATCTCTAGCTTCGCACCCTAAAGATACAGGTTTGTTAAAACGAAGTTGGCAATTACCTAAAACATACTTATTAACACATACAGGTAGAGTTTGGCAAGTTTATTTGAATAACACAGCTACCGTAGGTCAACAAGCTATGTTAAAAAATGCCCAACAAAACGTGGTTCATCGTAAAAAGAAAAGGGTTGGAAGGCATAACCTTAAAAGATATATGCCGTTTGTAGATAAACGCACTAAATTCTATACTAAACAGCTTAGAGTAATTCGTAATAAAGTTGATGCAGAATTTAAAAAATTTATAAATGATGTATTATGGGAAGCAAATAAGGTGGGTTTACTATCACCTTCAGAAGTTGCTTCTTGGGAAGGGGAATTTAAAGGTTAAAATGTCACAAAAATTAACAATAGAAGGACATACTATTTTAGATTCGGTGATACAAGCTATTGTCAATGCTTTTCCGGATATAGATGTGTATGAAGAGACTATAAATGAAGGATGTAAATATCCTTATTTTATGGTATTTTGTGAAGATTTTACAGAAAATAAACTAATGAGAAAGAACTATTTACAATCTTTCATAATTAGTGTAATATATCAATATAAGGAACTTCCGGAAACATCTTATCACGCATTTACAAAATTAGGCTATCAATTAGCAGAACTTCTAGAATTGATAGAACTACCAAATGGGGATAAGTTAAGAGGTTACAATAAAAATTGGTATCCAGATAATCAAAAATTAGAATTCTATATCAACTATGATATAAAAGTCGCAAAAGAAAAAGAACCAAAACCAAAACAACTGACACAGAAAGTCAATGTTTACAAGAAATAAGGAGAAAATCAAATGGGCGGAACTTTTTTAGTACAAAATAAGGTAAGACCAGGTGCCTACATCAATTTCGTTGCAAAACCTCAATCTTTAATGAATGTAAGTGATAGAGGAATTGCTACTCTTGCTCTTCCTATGTCCTGGGGTCCTGAAGGAGAAATAATTGATATTTTAAGTTCAGACTTAACAGATGGAACAAGTATCAAGAAAATTGGTTACTCAGCAACTAACGTAGAATCTCTATTATTTAGAATTTGTCTACAAAACTGTTACAGATTAAAGGCTTGGAGATTAGACAAGGGTGGAGAAAAAGCATCTACAACAATAGGAACAGGCGAAACTGCAATGAAACCTACTGCAAAATATCCAGGTATTTGTGGTAATAAAATTCAGATTATTGTTCTTAAAGAATCAGAAACAGGTGACACATATACAGTAGAAACATTGTATGATGGATTACGTCAAAACATTCAATCTAAATTATCTTCTCCTAAAGATTTGGAAGATAACGATTTTGTAGATTGGAATGTTACAGACCAAACAGTATTTACCGCAACAGCTGGTTCAACATTAACTGGTGGAACAAATGGTACGGTAACAGAATCAACTGCTTATACACCTTACTGGGCTAAGATGAAAACAGAAGTATGGAACACAATGGGTCTTTTAAGCGAAGATGCTACTGTTAAAACTGCTTTTTGTGAATACATTAAAGACCTTAGAGAAAATGAAGGTGTAAAAGTTCAAGGTTGTGTATATGATAAATCAAGTTATGATTACGAAGGTATCGTATCTAGTGAACAAGGTTACAGAACTGATGCAGAAGAAATTTCAAAAGTCAATTTTGTTTCTTGGGTAACTGGAGCTTGTGCAGGTGCTGAAATAAATGAATCAAATACACATAAAACAATTCAAGATGCTGTAGAAATAATTGGAGAATTAAGTAATACAGAAATTATTGATGGATTAAATGCAGGTAAATTCTTAATTTCTAAATCAAGAAAAGGAACAATTCGTGTAGAAAAAGACATCAATACATTGCACACATTCACAGTTAAAAGGTCTTACGATTTCTCTAAAAACAGAGTTATTAGAGTTTTAGATGAAATGGGCAATACTTGCGAAAGCACTTGGGATGAAAATTATTGTGGTAAATTAGACAATGATGCTGATGGTAGAAATATCTATAAAGCAGATTTGGTTAAATATGGTGAAACATTAGCAGGTATTCACGCTATTACTAACTTCTTAGGTGCTGATGATATTGAAGTTCTAATGGGTGATGCCGTTGATTCTGTAGTAGTCAATTGGCCAGTACAACCAGTAGATTCTATGGAAAAACTGTACATGACATTTACTGTTGGTAGAAAAGATGTATAATTAAAAGGAGGAATTCATTATGCTTAAGGCGATGGACGTAATTAGCGGACAAGAAGCAACAGCTACCATGAACGTAAATGGTACGGTAGTTGATTTATTTTTCGCTAAGTCAGTTGAAGCAACTTTCAACAAAGAAAAAATCGATGTAAGAACTTTAGGTAATAGAGTTAAGCAAAAGAAAACAGTTGGCTGGGAAGGAACCGGCTCAATGTCTGTTTACTATTGTTCATCTATATTTAGAGAACTTGCTATAGAATATATTAAAACAGGTAAAGATTTATTCTTTGACCTAATTATAACAAACAATGATGAAACGAGTACAATCGGGTCGCAAACGATAGCTCTGTATGATGTAAACTTAGATTCTACAGTATTAGCAAAATTTGATACTGAATCACAAGTAATGGATGAGAATATGAACTTCTCATTCACAGGTGCTGAAATATTATCTTCGTTTGAGATTCCAGAAAATCTTAGATAATAAAAGGAGGAAATTATGACAGCATTAACAGAGTTTTTACTCGCAAATCCAGTAGACACAATTGAAAAAGAAGTTGTGGTATCTAAAAGAATCGTGGATGCTAACGGTCAAATGCTTAAATTTAAAGTTAGACCAATGCTAAACGAACAATATTTAGAATATCAAAATCAATGTACAGTACCTAAAAAAGGTGGGAAAATTGATTTCAATGCAAAGAGATTTAATCAACTTGTTATTTTAAATCATACAGTAGAGCCTAATTTTAGAAGTTCTGAATTGATTCAACAGGCAGGTGTAGCAACACCAGAACAGCTTCTTAATAAAATGTTGTTAGCGGGTGAAATTCAAACTTTATCTGAACAAATTAGAGAAGTGAGCGGGTTTGCTGATTCTTTAGATGAATTGGTAGATGAAGTAAAAAACTAATTAAGGAAGGAGAACCAGAGACAATTTATGCTTACTACTGTTTACATAAATTTAACTGGGAACCTTCCAAATTCGCTTTCATGGATAGGCGACAAAAAGCCACTACAATCGCTTTTATAGATGAAAAAGTAAAAGCAGATAAAATGGAAATGGATAAGATTAAAAAGAAGTAGGTTTCATCAATGGCAAAAGAACAATTAACGCTCGTCGATGGTATGTCGCCTTCATTAAGAAGAATATACCGAGAAGCGGAAAAATTAAATAGACGAATGCGAACTCTAAGGTCTAATATTAAGACCTTAGAGAAACCTACTTCTATGTCTTATCTTAGAAGAGAATTAAAATCAGTTGAAACACAAGCAAAAGCAACAGAACGAGCATTAAAAGCTATGAAGGCGGCTGAAGTCAATAATGCACGTTATGGGGCTTTTAAAGTTGGAGCAAATGGTAGATATTATTTGAATGGTATGCAAGTTAGAAACGCAGACCGTTTAGCAATGGCTGAAGCCTATAATAGAAATATACAAAATGCACAATTAAGAAGAAATCGTTTATTATGGGATACAGGTAGACGAGTAAATGGTTTAACTTTTGATGAAAGACTTGCTATGCTTAATAGAGGTTCTATTTGGGATAAATTACGTCAAAAAAGTTCTGACCATTTTAAAAATTCTAGAGCATTACCAACTTTAAACGACAAATTTTTACAATTAGCAGTAACCACAGGTTTAGTAATCGGTGGTTTAAAAAGTATGTTTGATTTTATTCACAATATGTTTATTAAAACAGGTGATGAATATATAGGAGGTATTACCAGAGTAGCTCTAACAGCAGATGGTAAATATAAACCAACTCAAATGATGAATCAACTTTATGATACCGCTATAAGAACAAGGGCAGATGCTAAAGGTACAATTTCACTATATAACAGAATTGCCATGTCAGGTGTAAAAGCTTCAAACGATAGAATTTTAAGATTTGTAGAGACATTTAACAAAACAATGGCAATCTCCGGTACTTCAGCACAAGAGAACAGGGCTGTAATGTTACAGTTGGCACAAGGTATGGGGTCTAACAGGTTAGGCGGTGATGAATTTCGTTCAATTGCAGAACAAGCTCCAATGTTTAAGTATATGTTAGCAAGAGGTATGGGAGTAAACCCAGGTGCTCTAAAACAAATGGGTGCTGAAGGTAAATTAACAGCTGAAGCAATTATGACAGCTATGGAAAAAGTACAAGACCAAATTGATGATGTATTTAGAACAGCACCTTGGACAATTGGTCAACTTTTAATTGTTTTGCAAGATAAATGGCAAAAATCTATAACTCAACAATTTACAGGGTATATCAAATTAAGAGACCTTGTAAAAGATTTTGTTATGTGGTTAGATACAGTAGAGGGTCAAAAATTTATATATAATATAATTGATGGATTAAATTATCTATTAACCAAATTTGTTGAATTGATGAGATTTTTAGCACCTGCCTTCAAATGGATTGTAGACCATCTAAAAGATATTGCAAGGTGGGTTGGTATATTCACAGCATTGTGGGTAGGTAGTAAAGTGCCTGCTATACTTGCATTCATTTCAACTTTAATAGGAAATATTGCTTGGGGATTTATCGGACTTATAGCCAATACAGGTTCTTTTATTACCTTTGCAGTTGATGGATTTACAACTCTAGCAGGTGTATTAGGTATAACTGTTGGTGCATTAGGAGCTGTCGCAGGTGGTATCATAGCCATTGTAGGTGCTATGTACGCATTTAAACATATTAAAGACGAATTAGACCCTAATACAATTAGAATGAACCAGCAACAAAAGAACGCAAGATATCAATACGAACAAGAATTAGACAAAGCTATATTCAATCAAATAGGTCCTAGACCTACCTTTATGTCAGCACAAGGTTCCTCTACTAAATTATCTGACAAAGACCAAAAAATGGTTGATGATTATAATAAAAAATATTTAGAAGCTCAACGTCAAAAGAAACAACTAATGAACCAATGGGATGCTGATGCTAAAGAAGGCGTATTGCGTAAATTTAGTAAAGATGATATGCTTACTGATGCACAAAAAGCAATGAGAGATATTAACAACGCTACAAGTCAATTTTATGGAAAAATGGATTCTTCTAAAAATATTCCTATGGATGTCAAAGGAGGAAAATTAGATAGTGTTGGCAGAATTAACGAAGATGTATCATTAAATACAGATAGTATTCAAATGCTTAAAGCTATTGCAGAACGTTCATGGATAATGCAAAATGAAGTTACTGTTCCACAAGCGGTATCTATTTCAATAGATAAATCTGTAAATGTAGAACCAGAAACTATTGCTGAAATGTTGAATGAAGGTACTCAAATAGCCACTGCTTCTTCTATGAGAGGGGTGATGGTTGCATAATGGAATTACAAGATGTCAAATTAGCTTCTATAAAATGGCAAGATACAGATTCTAAAATTGACCTAATGTCAGATTTTGACTTATATCCGGAAATACAACTTATTATAGATTCTGTAGATAAAACAGAATATGATACAAGTATAGGAGTTAGTAGATTATTTTCTGATAGTTACGATGTTTCTAGATGTAGTTGTGATATTAGAGTAAAAACTACACTTCATAATTCTTGTGGCCAAATTTCGTTTACAATGTTACACCCGGATTGCCAATCTTTATTTAAAGAAGGTGACAGAGTAAGATTATATCTTAATAAAAAATGTAGATTTTGTGGTTTTATATTTACTAGAAGTTTTAAGCAAAAAGGTGAGATGTTCGTTGTTGCTTTCGATTATTTAAGATATTTTAAAACTCCATTATCTTATGATAAAAGTATGATGATGTCAGAAGACGGAACTAAAGGTTTAACTGTAAGCGAAATATTTACAAAATTATGCCAAGATTTAAAATTACCTTTTGACGTTTATACCAATTCCAATGTTGTTGTACCTTCTCAAAGATATGATATGAAATCCGCATTTAATATTATGGAATTTGCAATAAATCAAACTATTATAAATTCTCCTGAACAACGTAAACAATATTTTACATACTTCCATGAAAGTAATTTAGATGATGAGGAAGAATTAAAAAAGACAGGTGGAGTTGTTCAATTACAATTAAGAAACAACTTAACTACAAATGTACCTATAACAGACAGTGATTTAATTACAGATTATAGTTATAAAACTACTATAGATTCTCAAACCTTTAATAGAATTATTCTGTATAAAGACGAAAAAACTTATTTAAGTAAAACAGGAAAATCACTTAAACATGGTAAAAAGACAGGAACAAGGATTGTAAGAATTGCTCCATCCACTCCTGAAGAAATTCAAAAAACCAGCGAAGGCTTATATGGGTATCTTCCGTATTACCACAAATGCCCAGATTCCTATACAGAAGCTCAAATGGATAAAGTAGCCAAAGATTTATTAGCTATATTAGATAGAAAAACTTCATCATTGACTTTAAGTTGTTATGGAGTTATAGGTATGAGAGCAGGGTATCTTGTGCCTATTGCAATTAAACAAATTGGCGGCACTTCTATAGGAACTTGGGACGATGAAAATTCTACACTTATACCTATATATAGAACGGTGAAGGAATGTGAACTCATTGTAGAACATCCACTTAAAATGAATCTTGTAGTAAGTTGTGGAGAACAAGGAGAATATGATTTATGACATTAAACTTAACACCTATGATAGAAAGTATAACTAATCATATTTTATCTATAGTAAAACAAGAATCTAATCCTGTTTTATTTCTTACTGGTGAGGTTATTTCAATATCACCTTTGCAGGTTAGAATAAGTAATAAACAAACATTAGCAGAAGACGAATTATTGTTGTCTCAAACAGTTCGTGAAACTTGGATTGATATTCCTACAACCACAGATGGTGAAACTCCTGAAGATGGAATATTTATGCACAGACATCATATTTCAGCAGATACTGATGAAGCTAACGACGGCGGACAAGGAGCTCAAAACCATAAACATCACATTGAAATTGATACAGAATTTGCACTTCCAAGAATTAGGTTATGGCGTGGATTAGTGGTAGGTGATATTGTAAGACTACTAAAAATACAAGAAGGCCAACTATATTATATTATAGAAAGAGAAGAAAAAATTACAAATGAAACACCGGAGGTAGAAGATGGCGGTAGTCAGTAAACTTAAAAAAGGCATTATAAACCCATTTACACTTGTTTCTAGAGGACCTTCTCCTGCCAAAATTTATATAGAAATTGAGTATGATGATAAATGGAAATATTTATTAGGATATAAAGGATTTAAACAACAAGGTTCATTATTAGGTGGTTTAATAACTGCATACTTTAATTTTGGTACAGGCTTAAAATTAAAACCGCCTCAAAATCAAGCACCTATCAGATTTCAATTGCCGGTAACTCCTCCTACAATTCAAATCGATACGGGTAATGGTAGCGAAAGTAATAATGTAGCTCAAATTGGTGAAGTTGTTATGCCAAAATATGCTAAGGCTAAACAATTTAGATTTGAGACATTTTTTCCATATGATTCGTCAGCTTCTTATATAAATACAACAGTTAGACAATCTAATTTATTTGGACTAGCTAGTACGGTTGTAAATTTAGCTTCTGATTTAACAGAAATAACTAAAGCAGTAACCAGCCCTGAAATTTATATAGATATATTTAATAAATTGAATGCAGAAAATACGCATTTTAAAATTTCTATGAATTTCTATCAAGGAGGTAATATATATTGGACTCCGGTAACTGTAAATACTTTTCAGTATGAACCTGAGAATAACGGAGATTATAGGTATCAATTAAGTTTAGTAGAATGGACAGATATAAGTCCTACCAAATTGAATGCTGATGGTACACCAGCATTCAAATCAACTACTTCATTAAAAGATATTATAACTTCAATGAAGTCTAATGCAAACCAATTTATCGGGTATGCGAGCTCTATAACAAAATGGTGGAATATATGTAAAGGAGCTTATTCCATAGTTTCAAAAAATTTAATATTCTGGGTGGCAAAGTATAATGGAATAAAAAATTTAACATATATTAGACAAGGAGATTTCACGTGGAAATTTAAGGATTATTTTCAATCTTATGCTACAAGATACGCACCACTGCCTAATATAGTAGGTAAAACTTCTATATCTACTAAAGACATTGGTGAAATATCAAAATCTTTAAAGCAATTAAGTTTCACAAAATCAAGTCAACAAATGGCAAAATATTTAGAAGAATTACGAAGTGATACTGATTAAATGTACAATATTCAAAATTTATGCTATAATGAAATCAAGGAGACGAAATGGCTCAAAATTCTTTAACTTATTATATAGATTCTGAAAATAAAAGAATGACATCAATGGTGGATAGTATTGATTCAATTCTACAAGCTGTATTTAAAGCCTTGGGTACTCAAAAATACGGGCATGAAATTTATTCTTGGGAATATGGTTTTTTAGAAGACCAATTTGTAGGAGAAGATTTAGATTTTATACAAACAAATTTAGAATATTATATAAGAGAATGTTTATCAAAAGATGATAGAATTTTAGATATTACCAATTTTAAAGTTCAACAACAATCAATAGATTCTTGTTTAGCTACTTTTGATATCTTATCTTCAGAGGGTTTAATAGAAAATGTAACAAAGGAGTTTAAATATGGCAACTAATATACCACAGATTCCTGATTATGTAGATGAACAAGATTATGAATATATATTAGCTAGTTATTTAGGTAATGTTAGAGATGATGTTGATAAAAGGGAAGGTTCCGTTATTTGGGATAGCGGTGCTCCTTGTTGTATTGAAATCGCCAAGGCTTATTTATATTTACAAGCTATGATGGGAAATGCGTTTGCGGCCACAGCTCACGGAAATTTTTTGGAATGGCGTTGTGAAGAACAAGGAATTGAACGTGAACCTGCCACTTATGCTAAAAGAAAAGGTGTATTTACTAATGGTGCGGGAGGACCTTTTGCAATTACACTAGGCACTGAATTTTCTACAGTAGGTGAAACAAATTTAATAAACTTTGTAGTCAAAGAAGTATTTACACAAAATGGACAAACAGTTCCAGGTTCTTATATTTTAGAATGTACACAAGCAGGTGAAATAGGTAATCAATATTTCGGAGAAATAGTTCCTGCTTATGATATTACAGGTTTAACAACGGCAACTCTAGCTGATATTTTAATTCCAGGTGAAGCTGAACAAGATGAAGAAGATTTAAGAGCAGAATATTTTGAAGTAGTCCGTCAAAAACCTTTTGGAGGCAATATACCTGAATATAGAGAATTTATAGAAAGTTTAGACGGGGTAGGAACCTGTCAAGTTTATCCGGTATGGAATGGTGGAGGAACTGTAAAAATTGTATTTATTGATTCAACATACAGCGTCCCTAGTTCTACTCTTGTTGAAGCAGTACAAAAAGCAATTGACCCTCATTGGAATGATGAATATGCAGGTAAAGGATTAGGAAAAGCACCAATTGGACACGTTGTAACTGTGGTAGGTGCTCAAAAATATACAACTAATATTCAAGCCGCTGTGGTATGTGCTACTGGGTTCACTCTCCAACAAATAAAACAATCTATTATAGATAATATAGAAAGCTATTTCTTTGGATTGCGTCAAGATTGGAGTAAATCTACAGACTTAAATGAATATTCTGTAACAATAATTAGACAACGTATTATTTCCGCAATTTTAAACACACCCGGTGTTGAAAATGTAACTCAATGTAAATTAAATGGTGAAGAAAAAGATATTGTATTAACTGAAAATGAATTGATACAACAATTACCAGTAACTGGAGAAATTACATTAAATGGATAAAGTAGATTTAAAAACATATCTTCCTGATATTTATAACGGTATTGTGGAAGCAGAAACAGAACAAGATTCATTATCTATTGAAGTAAATAAACTTCATGCAAGATATGAACAGGCTTTAATGGACCAATTTGTACAAAAAGCAAGTCTTAAAGCTATAACTTATTACGAAAATATTTTTCACATTGTAGCTAATCCAGAAACTGAAAATTTAACATTTAGGCGTGAGCGTGTATTATCTAGAATGAAAATGCTTACACCTCCTTATACTTACTATTATTTAAGAATAATGTTTGACCAGTTTTTTGGAAAAGGAAGATATATTTTAGATATAGATAATGACAATTATACAATAACTTTAGAAAGTGCGGTTGAAGATAGTTTATGGTATCATGAAATTAGAGCCAGTTTGACTTTTGTGAAACCTTGTAATATGATATTTATAAATAATCCTAGAGTATCAAAAGCAGTAGATGTAAATGATACAATATATGCTCAACGTTTAATCTGGAACTATAAATTAGATGGTAGTTGGGCATTAGGTTTAAGACCTTTCTATAGTGTAGATGGTGGAACTGTATATAATTACAAACTTGACGGAAATTGGAAATTAGGTGCAGAACCATTTATAAGACAACAAGGAGAAATCGTAAAAATGGCAGGAACAAAAAGTTTAGAACAACCTTTATTTGATTTCACATTAAATCAATACAAATCAAAATTCTATAAAGCACGAATAAACGATACTTTAGATATTGTTATTGCAGATTATGATAAAACAGTTACTTTAAATACTTTAAGACTTGCATATTCTGTAACAAGACAGCAGGTTGAAAACATAACTAATATTAAATTATTAGATGTAGATAACACAGTATTAGAAAATGCAAATGTATATATTCCAGTTCCTGATACTGTAAGATTGGCACATACATTAGAAGTGAAGGAGGATATATAATGCCAAACAATTTGACAGCAGACCAAAAAACAACTTGGAATCAAAATGAAACTGTCATGCCTATCCACATGAATACCATAGGGGAGGGTATCAACAATCTCACAAATATGCTTCCAGTTTATGCAAGTAATGGTTCTTTTTATGAGAATACAAGTTTTAGTTCAAATACTTATGTATTAGAACCCGTTACATACGCAGATGATTCACAAAACATAGCACCTACAAGCTATTTTAATGGTATGGAGGTTGTTTTTAAATCATCAACCGCTAATACAGGTAATTGCTATGTAAATGTAAACAATTTAGGAGCTAAACAAATTAAAACTCTTAAAAATTTAGCACTAACAGCAGGCTCTATTCCTGAAGGTTGGCTTGTAACATTAAGATATGATTTATCACAAGATTGTTTCTATATGTTAGAAAATAAAGGGGCAGTAGGTAGAAATATAGGTGACGTTTTTTGGACTTATCGTAAAGATAGTTCTTTAAATGGTGCTTATGATTGTAACGGTCAAGAATTTAACAAAGCTGATTTTACAGGTGACACTAATCCTTATGATTTATTAGTTGCTAATTCACTACCTTGGGTGGATTATGAAACTTTTGAAACTAATATTGAAGAAACTGGTGTATGTACATACTGGGGGCTTGATACTGTAAATCAAAAATTTAAAGTTCCTAAACTTAAAGAAATTTATATACAAGCAGATGAAGTTAGTAAAATCGGTCAATATGTTTCAGAAAGTTTGCCGAATATTAAAGGTAATACAGGAAACCAATATAATGGTAGTTTATTTAATGGTGCTTTTTACAATAGTGGTATTGGTTCTGTTGTTGGTAGTTTTACTCAGGTTTCCGGTAATACTTCTTTAGGCTTCAACGCTTCTCTTTCTTCTCCTACCTACCAAGATAACGCACCAGTTCAACCAAATTCAATCAAATTAAGACCAATGGTACAATTAGCAACAGGAGCAGATGAAAGTTCTTTAGCTAATACCACCCAATGTCTTGCAGAATTACCAAAAAAAGCAAATATTATTTGGTATGCGAATAGAGAATTTGAATATAAACAACCAAACTTTATTTTTGCGGATAAACAATATGTAACTATTAAAGCAGGTACCGCAATAAGAAAAGCAAATGGAGACACTTTCTACACTGAAAATGATTTTCTTAAACCTATTTCAGAAATTTTAGATACGGGTTCAATAGAAAATGGTAAAGATTATTATTTCTATTTAGATAATCAAGGTCAACTTATTGCAAGTTTAAATGAAAATCTACCAGTAGGGACTACAAATGCAGTTCAAATAGGTGGAGCTCACACATTATGTCAAGCAGTAACAGAAGGTAATGCTCCAACCCTTTTAAGTGATAGTTTTTGGGCTAACCATCCGGCTATAGGTTATAATGCAGGCTACTTTATACCTAATTCATCTTGGACTCCAGCGTTTCGTTCTGCCGCCTTAACAGGAAATAAAGGACAAGTATTTGTAGACAGAGGAAATATTAGGAAATGGGTTGATATTTACCTACAAAGTGGTACAGGTACTTCTACAGCAAGTTCTTACGCTGGTACAATTACAAATAATAGACAATATATGTTATTCTTTGGAGATATGGACCAAGTAGGTAAACAGTTAGCAAGTGCAGATGAATTTAGAATATTCTCTAAAGGTTCTAACCAAAAAACAAATATTCAAGGTAGTGCAATTCCTTCTGATAAAAAATGTGGAGGTTATTTAGATACTGCTGGTAAACGTATGATTTCCGGATACTTTGTAGAATGTTGTTGTGGTTATTTATGGCAAGTTTCTAGAGATATTGCCGCTACCGGTTCTCATGATTGGTCTGCTTGGGCAGATACTCGTCGAGGAGACCATTTTGGTACACCTTATGTGGTGGGACTTGGTGGCCCTTACAATGACTCGACGCACTGCGGTTCGTGGGCTACTACTTCGGCTGATTCGTTGACGGGTACGTATGTGGGTAGTGGTTGCCGGGGCGTGAGCTTGCACGTTGAACGTGTACACGCATAACCAGAACGGACACGCCCTCCTGAACGAAGTGAAGGTGGGCCGTATTCCTAAAATCTTAATGCAAAATCCAAAGCACTAAAGACGTAGAACATTAAAAACTTAATAAGGGTTAAGGCCCTTCCTGGTGAGACTTGGTGGCAATTACAATGAATCGACGCACTGCGGTTCGTGGGCTACTAATTCGAATAATTCGTTGACGAATGCGAATGTGAATAATGGTTGCCGGGGCGTGTTATTGTACAAAAAGGTAACTTTGTCGTGCAAGCTGGGGCCTAAATCCTCTCGTTAGAAATAGCGGAAAAACAATACGAAAAAGGGTCAGTTTTGGTAGCAATATGCGAAAATTCGGGCCCTTTATTTTAAGGAGGTAAATGAAGAGAGTAGGAAACTTATGGAATAAATTTATATCTAAAGAAAATTTTAGGCTTGCTTGGTATAAAACAGCACTTGGTAGAAGAGATAGAAAAGATGTTCAAGAATTTGAAAAGAATTTAGAAGAAAATTTAGAAAAGATACGTCAGGAAGTTATAGCAGGAAAATTTACTACCTCTAAATATTCCACTAAACAAATATTCGAAAATGGTAAACATAGACTTATTTATATTCTACCACTTAAAGATAGAATTGTACACCATGCAATAAATAATATTATAGAAGAAATATTTGTTAAAGGTTTTATTCAACATTCTTATGGGTGTATAAAAGATAGAGGACCATTAGCAGGTAGTTATAGACTTAGAAAACTAATTATGAAAAATGACTACTGTCTAAAAACAGATATAAAGAAGTTTTATCCTACTGTTGACCAGCAAATTTTATATGATGAAGTATGCAAGAAGATAAAAGATGTCAAATTGTTAAAAATTATTAAGGACATTATATTTTCATTCCCTGGAGGCAAAAACTGTCCAATTGGTAATCTTACCAGCCAACTGTTCGGTAACATATATCTAAATAAGCTAGATAAACTATTGAAACATAAAATAAAAGTAAAAGACTATTGTAGATATTGCGATGATTGTGTTATACTATCTAATAGTAAGGAACAACTTTTTGTAATTCAAAAGTTAATTCACGAATTTATAGATGTAGAATTAAAACAATCGATGAGTTATAGCGAAGTATTCCATACTAAACAAGGCATAGATTTCTTAGGTTACAGGCATTTCAGAGGTTATACTATTCTAAGAAAAAGAACTGCTAAGAAATTTAAAAGAGCTGTATTAGACATAATTAAAAATAGAGATAAAAGACCATTTCTACAACAATTATGTACATTAAATTCATACAGAGGTTATGCGAAACATTGTTATACTTATAACTTAATAAGGAGCTTGGACTTGGATAATTTAATAAAAGATATGTCAATCAAAGAATTCAAAAATGTAGGTCCAAAACCTGAATTTCCAATGACAGGCACTAAAATTTCAATTTTAACTTTAATAGATAAACCTATAATAGTTACTTCTTGGAAACCTTGCAAAATAAATAATGAAAATTCAAATAAACTTCAATTTATATTTGCAGATAATGAAAAAGATACACAATTACATATTACATTTACAAGAAGTAAAGTAGTTGAAAAAACAGTTACAACAAATAAACTTAGAAGATTTTCCATTTAAAACAGTTATTAAAAAGAATGGAAATTCATTTTACTTAGATTAAGGAGGAAAATATGGGATTTTATTTAAACGTACAAAACAATAAAATTATTAGTGCAAGCAATGAACCTATAAATAAGGGCGGAATTAAAAGTTATTCTGTAGAAGAAAATGTTTATTACGACTATATTTCAGATGAAGATAAATATATGGTTGATAATAATAAAATTGTAGTTAATCCTGAATATGCACCAAAAAAGGAAGCTGAGAGAAAAGTTAATTTTAATGAACAATTTTTCAATACTTCTTTAGGCTATATTAGACGTAAAGTTACAATGGCAAACGGTGAAATTAAAGATTTCTTAACAGATTTATTACCTTCTATTTCTTTAGGAATTTCATTAAATCAACCAGTATCTATTATTTGTTATACAGAACCTAATTTTAGTAAAGATGTAGAAGATTGGACGCAATACCAACAAGTAAAACAAGCAACACCTCAATTCGTTCAAGAATGCTGTATGCAATTGAATAAAGACTTTGTAGGTGAACAAAATATTGAAGAAGAAACATATAAGCAAACAAATGAAACTACAGAAAATCAAGAAGAAGGAGGTAACTAATGAAGAAAATATTCTCTCTGTTAGCCATTTTCTTACTATTTTCTAATTGTGTACTTGCAGAAGAACAATTAAAAGAAAATACTCAATTGGTAGAAGTAGAAAATGCTGGTGCAGTATTACTAATTCAAAAACAACCAATTTACGAAAAACAAATGCAAGTTATTAGAGTAAAGAAAAGCGGTGCAATTACTGTAATTCAAGTGAACGGAAAGGTAAGGGAAAATGATACAAACAGCAAGTAATCTTACTTATTATAAAGATGACGAGCTCGCAATATTATTTTCAAAAAATCCTCATGTTGATTTTAGATATCCTTGTCCAGGTGATACAAAAGAACAAAAAGAAGAAAAACTTAATAAACCTTTTATAAATCTAGAAGAGATTAAAGTTACTATTCTTTATAAACTAAAAGATATCACGTATCAATATGAGTTTACAATTCCAGCAGATTATACTTGGGATGGTGCTTCTATTCCTTGGTTTTTCTGGAGACTAATTGGGCCTAAAACAGACCCGAAATTTATGATAGCCTCTATGGTACATGATATATTATGTGAAAATCATAATTATATTAACAATGATAGATATTTATCTACAATTTGTTTAGAAAAATTATGTAAAGTAGGAGGAACAGGTCCTATCAGAAGATGGGCAATTAAACATTCAGTAGATAACTATCAAAAAATTAGAGGAGGGTGGAAACGTGCCTGAAAATTCTCAACTAATTCAATATATGTATGGATTTTTCGCTTTATTAGGTGTAGCGGGTTTAGTAGGAGCTTTCAAAATGGTTGATTGGTTAATTGGTCAAAAGTATGTAAGCCACGATAAATGTGAAAAATGTAGAGGAGAAATATATAAAAGTATTGCTATAGACCACGATTTATTACACAATATTGACGGTAAAATGGACTTATTATTAGAATGTTTTAATGTGGAGCATAAAAAATGAAAAGAATAATTTTACATTGGACAGCAGGAACAAATCAACCAAATTCTATAGAATATGAACATTACCATTATCTAATAAATGGAGACGGTTTAATAATTAAAGGAAAACATAGTGTACATGATAACAAAAATTGTACAGATGGCAATTATGCCGCTCATTGTGGAGGTGGCAATACAGGTTCAATAGGTGTTGCTATGTGTGGTATGAAAGATTTCAATGGCAATCCTAATAGTACAAAATACGCATTGACACGTAAACAATGTGAAGCAACTTTTGAACTATTAGCCAAATTATGTAAAGATTACAGTATCCCTATAACTCCTCAAACAGTTTTAACACACTATGAATTCGGACAAGCACACCCAAAAACTTCTAGCTATGGTAAAATAGATATTATATTTTTACCACCATTTAACTTTGTACCTAAAAACGAAGTAGGTGACTTTATTAGAAACAAAGTAAGATGGTATTATCAGCGTGTTTAATATTTAGGTTTAGATAGAAAGTAAAGACTTTTCGATAGATTTAATAAAATCCCATCATTTTATTACAAGTGATGGGTTCTTTTTATATAATAAAAATATAGAAAAGAAAGGAATTATCCTAATGGTCTCAAATTATACATACTCCAATCCGCATTTTATGCAAACTCCTCAACCTGGTTTTGAAAGAAATCAATACAATGCGTATATGCAACCTTCTTCCGTACAGGCCGGCCCTGTTCAGAAATTCATAAAGGGTCGTCCTGTTACTTGTTTTGAAGAAGCTCAAGGTTGTGCTATTGACTGGGATGGAAGTTTACACGTATTTCCGGATATGGCTAACAAACGCATTTACACAAAACAAGTAATGCCTGATGGTAGTTGTCCTATTAAGTATTATGTAGAACAGCAATTACCACAAACCCCACCTTCACAGGTTAATGAACAACCTGTTTCTAACAAAATTATAGAAGAGTTACAAAATAAGGTTGCGATGTTAGAGCAACAGTTACAAGGGTTAAATAACAATGAATCAAAATCCAATGCAACTGTTCCAAATGTTCGCACAGCTTAGAAATAATCCGAACCCAATGCAATTAGCTCAAACAATGTTCGGTCAAAATCCCCTATTTGCTCAAGCACAGAAAATGGCTCAAGGCCAATCTAATGAACAAATGAAACAAATAATAATGAATGTCGCAAAAGAAAAGAATATCAGCTCACAAGAATTGAATCAGTGGGCATCACAATTCGGACTCTCTTTATAGATTCCTGAAATTCCATAGCTTAGACTATGTGAGGTAGGTACATTTAATAAAGAAAGGCGAGGTAAAACTATGGATTCAGGTTTATCTTCAACCGAAGCTCTTTTGCTTGGCCAAGGCAACCGTAGAGGCGGTATGTTTGGTGGCGACGGCGATGGTGCTTGGGTGTTCTTCTTGTTCTTCCTATTAGCTTGGGGAGGCAACGGATTTGGTTTCGGAAATAACAACGGTTTAAACCAAATCACAAATGATTTTCTATACACAAACCTAGCAAACCAAATTGGTAGAACTGGTGACCGTATAGAAAATACGTTGGGTCAAGGATTTACACAAGTTGTAAACAGACAATTTGATACTCAAAAAGACTTATGTCAAGGCTTTGGTGGTGTTCAAATGGCTCTTTGCAATATGCAACACAATCAAGACTCATGTTGTTGCACAACCAACCGCAATATTGACGCGGTAAGATATGATGCATCGCAGAATACTTGTGCAATCACAACAAACGCAACTGCCATTCACGATTTGCATACCTGGGACGATATATTACATAAAAAGATGAAAAAATATGAATCATCTTTAAAAGAAAAATAGGAGAAATTTAAAATGGAATCAATTCAAGAAAATCTCAAATATTTAGTTGAAAATCATCCGGATAAATTTCTAAAATTACACGAATATGTTAAACTTTCTGATGTAATGAGTTTAGAGGACTTTATATGTACATTAAGACATGGTTTTCATATTAGAGATGCAGAAACTTATAATAAGATGATTAGTGTTCTAGAAAATAGGACAGGAGAGCCTGTACCTAAATGGGAATATCAAGGAATCAAAAATAAAGTAAATATTGATTTCACAGATACTCCGTACACTTGTTATGATTTTGCATACTGGATGAATATGAAATATTCTGATTATGGAGAAACTACTCAAGACTTTTCAACTTATGTGAAATATACAATAGCTGATTTAGAAGATGATGATTACCAGGGCGATGCAAGCGAACGAGCATACGTAGACGGTATGGAAAAACTAAATTATAAAAAGCATAGAAAATATTAAGCTCTCTTCAAAGCTCCACTATCCCAATAGTACATCATTTTGGTGTACTATTTTTTTTATTTACAAAACTTTACAAAGTGTTTAAATTTTTAAATTATGTTATACAATAAATGTATGGCAGTAAAAATTCTTATAGATTTACCAATAAACTTAAAAACCGATAAGGCACTATTAGTGACGTTTCCTTATGATGCAAAAATAGTGTGTATAATGAGAGGTTTCGAAAAGAAATTTTGGCACCCAAAAACGAAAATGTGGGAACTGCCTTTTAATTGTTTAGAAAGTTTAAAACAGCAATTAGCATTCGCAAAAGTTGATTTTGATATACATGACCAACTTACTATTATAGGTAGTACAAACAACAGCGAGAAATGCAAAGATTGTGGTGTCCTACATTTATATAAAACACAACCAAGGCAACATCAAATAGAAGGCTTTAATTATGGAATGAACAGCGAGAAATGGTTATTAGCAGATGACCAAGGATTAGGAAAAACATTCCAAACATTAAATATTGCCCTCGCTAAAAGAGAACAAAATTGGTTTAAGCATTGTTTAATTGTTGTAGGTGTAAATAACTTAAAATTAAACTGGTGCCATGAAATTAAAACACACACCAATGAAGAACCTTATATTTTAGGTCAACGTGTTATTACAAGAGGAAGAAATAAAGGTAAATTAACTTTTAAAGATACTAAAGAAAAGATGGAAGATTTAGTTAATGGAGTTGATAACTTTTTTATAATTGTAAACGTAGAGTCTTTAAGAAATATAGAATTAGCTAATCAACTTCAAAGAATGTGTAGAAGTGGTGAAATTGGAATGGTTATTGCAGACGAAATCCATAAATGCAAAAACCCAAATTCGCAACAAGGAAAAGGATTCCAAAAATTATTGTCTAAAGAACGTATTGCAATAAGCGGAACACCTTTAATGAATTCTATTGAAGATTTATATATTATTTTTAAGTGGCTAGGATTAGAAAATCATACATTTACGCAATACAAAAATCATTATTGCATATTTGGGGGTTTTGGAGACCATCAAATAATTGGGTATAAACATAAAAATGAAATTATTCAAAAATTAAATACTTGTATGCTACGTCGCAAAAAAGAAGATGTTTTAGATTTACCACCTAAGAATGATATTCCTATTTATGTAGAAATGTCAAAAGAAGAATGGAAACTTTATGACGAAGTGGTTACAGCTTTAAGAGAACAAATTGATAAAATTAAATTAAGTCCAAACCCGTTGGCTCAATTAACAAGATTACGCCAAGTAACTGGGTTTAGTGGTTTATTAAGTTCCACAGCTACACAAACATCTAAATTAGATATGATGTTACAAATTATTGAAGATTGTGTTAAGAATGACGAAAAAGTTGTTGTATTTAGTGAATTTTCTCAAATAATTGACGAAGCATTTAATAGATGTAAAAAATACAATCCAGGTAAAATAACTGGAGATATTAAATTAGCAGAAAGAGATTTGGCAGTACAAAAATTCCAAAATGACGAAAATTGTAAAGTGTTGTTAGGTACCAGACAAGCTATGGGTACCGGTATAACTTTGACAGCTGGAAACAATGTAATCTTCTTGGATGAACCTTGGAATGATGCTAATAAAAGACAAGGAAGTGATAGATGCCATAGAATAGGAACTACAAAAACAGTAAATGTCTATACATTATTATGTCAAGACACAATTGATGAAGTAGTAAATGAAATTGTTATGAAAAAAGGTGAGCTAGCCAGCTATTTTATAGATGGACAAACAACCAACAAACAATTCATAAATGAATTATTATTAAGAGTATTAGGAGAGGAATAAATGGAGAATTGGAATATACATAATGATTTGCTTTCAATAACCCGTACAGCCCTCATGCTTAATTGCAGTTCAGCCACTATTAAAAGGTGGTATAAATGGGCAGATAAGTCGGGGAAAGCAATATGTGAAGTAGGTTTACCTGCTTATACTACAGATTCAAAAGGTACTTGGTACTTTAAATTGGAACAAGTAACTGAATTACAAAATTTTAGAAAAAATTTAAAATGGGGTCAAATGTCCGATTTTAATTCAAAATATTATTGGAGCAAAAAGAAAGGAGAATCTCGTGAATAAAGTAGAAGAAGCTAATTTAAAGAAAACTATTGATAGTTTAGCAAAAGAAAAAGCTGACAAAGCAAAATTAGAAACTTCAATAAAATCAAAAGGTGATTTTGTTAAAGGTAAATTAAAAGAATTAGATGTTGATGAGTTCTATGGAGATAACTATAGAGCATATTTACAATATTCTAATAAAATTGATATGGACGAAGAAAAAGTTATAGAAATTCTTAAAGAAAATTGTAAAAAATATGATTTAAAAAATGTCATTAAAACTAAAGAATATGTAGACTTTGATGCTCTTGAATCTTTTATTTATAATGGTTGTATTGAAGCTAAAAAATTAGAACCAGCACAAATTATCAAAACTACTGTCTCACTTTATACAAAAGTTATTAAAAAGGAGAAAGAAAATGACTAAAGCTAAATTAGAGGAAAAGCCAAAAGGATATTCTATAACTAATGCAACTTATTCTATGAAATTAAGTTATGCAATATCTGATAATTTGTGGAACTCTTTTGAACATTCTATATCTGTAAATATTGAAGACGACACTAATATAGCTAAAATAAATGAAGAATGTTGGGAGAAAGTAATTACAGAAGTAGAGAATAAAATAGAGGAAAGTCAAAAGTTATATAGAGGATAAAGGGCTGGTATTACCTGGAAAATAATATCTCGGTCCACCACGGCGGGAGTTATTCCCGCCACCCTTTAATGTAGAGAGGAGTTATTAAATGGAAAATCCTAATTATTATGCCATAATTCCCGCCACTGTTAGGTATTCAAATATTACACCAAATGCAAAATTACTATATGGTGAGATAACTGCATTGAGCAATAAACATGGCTATTGTTACGCAAGCAACGCATATTTTTCAAGTTTGTATGGTGTATCTAAAACATCTATAAATAATTGGATAAACGAGTTAATAGATAATAAATTTATTAGTAGAGAAATTGTATATGCAGAAAACAGTAAAGAGGTGGTAAATAGGTATTTAAGAATCGTTGACCACCCTATGCAAGAAAATTTGGAGGGCTCCCCAAAAAATCTTGACCACCCTATGCAAGAAAATTTGGAGGGCTCCCCAAAAAATCTTGACCACCCTATGCAAGAAAATTTGGAGGGCTCCCCAAAAAATCTTGCATATAATAATACATTAAATAATACATATAATATTACATCAAATAACCCTACGGGTATGGGGGAAAATTCGAATAAAACTAATATATTAGGGAATAATAATCAAATATCCCAACCAAGCCAACCTGCGCCTCAGGCCCCTCGGGTTAAGGCTCCGGTGATAAAAGCAAGTGCAAAAATACCAAATGAGATTCAGGCAAAATTAAATGAATGGAATGACTATCCAGAAACCAAAAAAGCATTGGAAGATTATTGTTTATTTTGTTTGGATACTTATAACTTACCAAAAACAACTTTAAAACACAAAGTAAACCAGATTTGTAAAATGGCAAATAATGTACCTAAGGGAATTGAAATAATATGCGAATACAATATAACAGGTAATTATAAGACGGTATTCAAGCCAAGTTATTACAATAAGGTTTTATCTGAATCTAGTGTTGTAAGTAAAGCATACGAGGGTGATTTTGTTAGAGACGAAGAAGGTAATATTGAGGAGATTTGGTAATGAATACAGATTGTTGGTACTATTATATAGGTGATACTGAAGAAGAACCAGAAACTTGTATAAAAGGTTTAAATACAGACTGGTGTGATGAGCATTGTCCTATTTACAAAAATATGAAAGCTCATTTTGAAAATAGCAATTTACCAGAAAAATTTTGGAATCCATTTAGTTTAAAATCTGTACCAAAGGATAAAGAAGAGATATCCAAAATTGTAGATATAAGAAATAATTTAGAAGATTTTGTATCAAAAGGAAAGAATTTGTTGTTACAGTCTGAGAAATGTGGTAATGGCAAAACAAGTTGGGGTATTAAGTTATTACAAAAGCAAATTGAACTTAATAGCAAGGGTTCTTCAAGCACAGTTCCACCAGCTTATTTTGTTTATGTGCCTGATTTGTTATTACAAGCAAGACAGTCAATTTCAAATAAGAATTCAAATTGGGATAAAATACAGTATATAACCCAAAATTGTCCATTGGTACATTTTGATGATATAGCTTGTTTACCTTTAAAAGATTATGATTTACTAATATTAAGCACTATTATAGAATCAAGAATTTTAAAAGGTTTAAGTAGTATTTTTACCACTAATTTGCAAGGAGACACTCTCAAAGCTAATTTAGGGGAAAGGTTATATGATAGAATAGTTAGGTTAAGTACAGTCATAACATTAAAATCTGACAGTTTGAGAGGTAGAGATGAGTGATATAGAAAAGGAAATTACTAATAAAGACGGTAGTATCAAAGAAGACTATATAGAATTGATGGAAGACAAAGGTGCAGAATGTAGTATCTTGTGTAAGGTATTAAGTTCCAAATCCATGATGATTCTTAATTCAAATAATATTGATGGTAGCTTTTTTGTTAAGTATAGACCTTTATACGATTTTATTTCCGAACACGTTAAAAAGTATAAACAAGTGCCTGATATATCTACAATAGCTATTGAGTTTCCAGACTTTACAATTTTTGATGTACAAGAAAGTGACCAGTACCTTGTAGACCGAATTTACGAGCAACATACATTTAGAATGAGTTGTATAACTCTTAAAAAGATAGAACCGTTATTAGAATCTGATGCACAGAAAGCAGTAGAATTTTTACAGCAGGAAATTCCTAAACTTGCTGGAATCACACCTTTAAATTCTTTTGATATAGTAGAGAAATCCCCAATTCGTTTACAAGAATACGAAGCTATGCTAGATAATCAAGACGAATATTTTATTAAGTGTGGTTTTCCAGAATTTGATGAAATAATGGGAGGGTTCAAACAGAATGATTTAGTTATTTTATTAGCTAGACCAAACCAAGGTAAATCTTGGATTATTGATAAATTTGCGTTAGCGTCTTGGCATCAAGGTAAACGTGTAGGAATATATAGTGGAGAGATGAGTAAAACAGATGTAGGTTATCGTTTGGATACATTAGATAGTCATATTTCTAATACTTGTTTACAGCGTGGAAATAAAGTTGTTCACGGTGCATACAAAGATTATATAGATTATCTCCAAAAACAAGAGACACCTATTTTTGTTACAACGCAAGAAGATTTTAATGGAAGACCTACAACCGCCAAGCTACAAGCATTTATAGAAAAAGAAAATTTAGATATTTTATTTGTTGACCAGTTATATAACGTACAGCCAACCACAAAATCTAGAGATAGACGTTTACAGTTTGAAGAGGTTATGCAAGAATCTTTAGATATAACAATGCGTTTAGGTGTGCCTATTGTGTACACGTGTCAAGCAGGTAGAAAAGCAGTCGGGGAAGATGCAGAAAAAGATAAATTACCTAGATTGGAACATATTGCGGAATCTGATAGTATAGGTCAAATCGCTACTCGTGTAATTTCTATGTGTCAAAATGATGGGAATTTATTATTAAAGATGGCAAAAAATAGGAACTTGGCATTGGGGGATAAAGTTGCTTATTTATGGAATATAGACAAAGGATTGTTTGAATACAATCCAGAAGGTGTAAATTCACATAGTGAGGATGAAAGTCCAAGAAAAGTTCCAGCAAGTAGAAGACGTGGTAATATGCAAAGACCCGGAAGTGAGGTATTTTAATGTTAATGATTGACGATATACCTATTTTAGAAAACGAAATGACAATATTGGAAACATTAAGAACAGAATTACATAATAGAGGTATAGATAAACTAAATGTAATTAAAAAGACACATGGTAATATTCAAGTATGTTGTCCAATTCATAAAGATGGAAGAGAAAGAAAACCGTCTTGTGGTATAAATTTGAATGCAAGTAATGGAACTTCTGTAGGTACTGTTCATTGCTTTACTTGTGGTTATGTAGCAAATTTTAAAGAATTTGTGAGTGATTGTTTTGGCTATAACGATAAAGGTGAATATGGTAAACGTTGGATATTAGAAAACTTTGTTTCAATGGAAGTAGAAAAAAGGAAAGGTTTTTCTTTAAATTTAAGTAGAACAAAACCAAAACAGGTATTTGTAACTGAAAAAGAATTGGATACCTATAGATATATTCATCCTTATATGTATAAACGTAAATTGACTGATGAAATTATAGAAAAATTTGATGTAGGTTATGATAGTGAAAATCAGTGTGTAACATTTCCAGTATGGGATGAAAAAGGTAGATGTGTTTTTGTAGCAAGACGAAGCGTAAATACCAAATTCTTTAATTATCCAAGAGATGTAAGTAAACCTATATATGGTTTGAACTTCATCTCAAGCGACATTACACAGGTGGTGGTATGTGAATCAATAATAAATGCCTTAACTTGTTGGACTTGGGGTATTCCTGCCATAGCTTTAATAGGTACAGGTAGTTTTGAGCAGTATCCTATTTTACAAAATTGTCATATTAGAAAATTTTTATTAGCATTAGACCCTGATGAAGCTGGAGATAAAGGAAGGCAACGATTTAGGAATAATGTGAAAGGTAAAATGATAGTAGATTTACAAATTCCGGAAGGTAAGGATGTTAATGATTTGACTGAAGATGAATTTGTAAGTATAATGAGAATGGCAGGTTAGAAGTGTAAATAAGATTTAATAAACTATTGCATTTTAAAAATTATGCTATACAATAAATAATATACATAAGGCTCTTCGTAGTCAGAACGTACAATTAAAAAAGAAGGAGAAGATTATGCCAGTAATTGGAATTGATGATGTTGACAACTACCGTTCCGGAGGAGATTTTAATTTTTTACAATTAAAAGACGATGGTGATGTTGCTAAGGTAAGATTTTACATCGAAAGTATGGACGATTTAAAATTTTATGTAGTACATCAAATTGAAGTAAACGGTAAAACAAGATACGTTAATTGTTTAAGAACGTATGACCAACCAATTGATGATTGTCCACTTTGTAGAGAAGCTTTACAGAATAAGGACTTAAAAACTACCGTAAAAATGTTTTTACCAGTTTTGGATATGGATGATGGACAAGTTAAATTATTTGAAAGAGGAAGAACTTTTAAAGATGAATTATCTGGTCATATTAGAAGAAATTCTCCATTAGTTAATTATCCTTGTGAAATTGAAAGAAATGGTGCAAAAGGTGATACTAATACAACTTATAAAGTATTTCCTCTAGCACAAGAAAAAGATAATACTATGATTAAAGACCTTCCTGAGTTTGATGATTTGTTAGGCGGCTATGTTTTAGATATGTCTTATGAAGATATGCAAAATTTCTTAGAAACTGGTAAGGTTCCTGGTGTTGCTAAACAAGAAGAAAATCTTCCAAGACGTACTCGTTCAAGTAGAACAGAAACAAATGCAACAGCAGAACAAACAGAAGCATCAGCACCAAGACGTAGAACAGCAAGTAGGTTTTAATTATGGGATTATTAAATATTAAGGCGCCGGTGGGGGTTAATACCTCCGCCGTTGCGAGTAAAGTGCAAAATTCTAAAAGAAAAGTATCGACTCGCAAGTCCACAGGAAACACAATTTTAGATAGAGTAAATTTAATTAGAAGTAAAGTAGAATTAGAATTAGGACATTTAAAAGATAGATTTTTACTTATACAAACGGAAGAAGAATTATCAAATTATATAGATAAATGTATTGCAAATAATATATTCGCATTCGATACGGAAACATCTGGATTAGATACTATAACTTGTGATTTAATAGGTTTAAGTTTATACACTCCAGGTGAAAAGGCTTGTTATGTTCCTATAGGCCATAAAAGTTATGTAGATAATATGCTAAAAGATAATCAAGTTTCTTTAGATAGTGTTAATAAGCAGTTAAGTCGTTTAAAAAATATTCCTGCTATTATGCACAACGGAAAGTTTGATATAAATGTTATTTACTGGCAGTTCAAATGGTTGTTTGAAAATTTAGTTTGGGACTCGATGGTTGCTACCAAAATTTTAGATGAAAGGGAACCGGCAGGATTAAAATATCAATATTGTAAAAACATAGCAAAAGATGGGAAAGTTAATGATTATTCAGAATTATTTAATGGTGTTAATTTTGCTTATGTGCCTATAAATATTGCGTATTTGTATGCCGCCAAGGATGCTGAGATAACTTATCAATTATACGAATATCAATTAAAACAATATGAACTTCCTGGTAACGAAAAATTACTGGAATTATTACAAACAATAGAAATTCCATTAGTGCCGGTAATTGCAGAAATGCAACGTGAAGGCGTGTCTTTTGATATGCAAAAGGCGGAAGAATTATCCAAAAAATATAATGCACAGTTAGATGATTGTCAGCAACAATTAGATGAAGTATGTGCTTTATATAGTAAGGAAATAGCGGAATGGAACAGGAGAAATCCTAAAGATTGTTTTAGATTACCTTTAAATCCTAATAGTAGTAAACAGGTAGCTCAATTACTTTATGATGTATTAGGTATCACAAGTCCGGATAAACATAGTGAAAGAGGTACAGGTTCGGATATTTTACAACAAATTGATGAACCCGTTTGTAAATCTATTTTAAAATATAGAGAAATAAATAAATTGCTTACTACTTATATTGAAAAGATGCCTAAAGTGGTTAATCCAAAAACAGGAAAAATTCATGCAAGTTTTAACCAAAATGGAACAGACACAGGTAGAATGTCAAGCAGTGACCCAAATTTACAGAATATTCCATCACATAACGATGAAATTAGAACTATGTTTATAGCAGATGAGGGTTGCGTATTTATTGGTTCTGACTATTCTCAACAAGAACCAAAATCAACAGCTTGGTTGAGTCAAGATGCTAATATGTTGGAAATTTATCAAGACCCTAATGCAGATTTATACCCGGAAGTAGCGTCAACAGCTTTTCACGTTCCTGCCAGTGAATGTGTTGAATTTAGACCTGATGGTACTGTAAATAAGGAAGGTAAAGAACGTAGGTCTAAAGCAAAAGTTATTCAATTAGCTATGACATACGGGCAGGCAGCCTATTCATTAGCACAGTCACTAGGTTGTAAAGTTAAGGAAGCACAGCAAATTCAAGAAAATTTCTTTGCAAGGTTTCCTGGCATACGTGAGTTTACAGAAAATACATACCAATTCGCTTATGAAAATGGTTATGTAGAAACTGTTTGGGGCAGACGTAGACATCTTCCAGATATGCAATTAGAACCTTATGAATTTAGTTGGCTAGATGGTGTAGGTAATAATTTTGATTTACTTGATTTTGAAAATGAATCTGAAGTGCAAGAAGTACCGTATGACTTACAAGAAGAGTATATGCACGCTTTAGATAAATGTTTTAAATGGCAAGATAAACAAAAAATATTTGAACAAGCTAAAAGAGATAATATTAAAATTGTGGATAATACTTTAAAAATTGCAGATGCAGAACGTCAAGCAATAAACACACCAATTCAAGGAACTTCAGCAGATATGGTTAAGTTAGCAATGGTTAATTTAAGTAATGATGCTGATTTTAGAAGGTTGGGTGGGGTAATTAAAATGCAAATACATGATGAATTGATTTGTCAAGGACCTAAAGAAAATGCTAAAGAATTGTCAAGTGTAATCCAAAGAGTTATGCAAGAAAGTCCACAAGCTAAAATTAAATTACCTTGGAGGTGTGATATGGTGATAAGTGAAAAATGGAATGGAGAGGTTATAAATGTTTGATTTATATTTTGCGGGCAGTGATAACCCAGCTTGGAGAGAATATTTATTAGCTAAAAGAGCCAATAGACTTGCTAGCTGGATAAATGATAGAAATGTTATAGATGCGTGGATAGCAAATAACGGTAAGGGTAAATTATTTATTGATTCAGGTGCATTTTCAGCTCATACAGTAGGCAAAGAAGTAGATATAGATAAATATATTGAATTCTTAAATAGTATAGATGATTATGTTTATATAGCGGCCGAATTGGATAAAATTCCTGGTGAATTTAGAAAAGCTAAAACACGTAAACAATGTCTAGAAGCTCCCTTAATTGGTTGGGAAAATTATTTGTATATGCGTGAACGTGTAAAAAGTGCGGATAAAATATTGCCAGTATTTCACCAAAATGAAGACTTTGACTGGTTAGTTAGAATGTTGGAAACAACTTTTGAAGGTAAACATATTCCTTATATAGGAGTATCACCCGCCAACGATAGGTCTACTAAAGAGAAAAATGAATGGTTTGAGCAAGTATTTAGAATTATAGGACAAAGCTCTAATCCAAATGTAAAAACACACGCTTTTGGTATGACGTCTTTACCAGTATTAGAAAGATATCCGTTTACCAGTGCAGATTCTACAAGTTGGATTATGACAGGTGCTAATGGTGGAATTATGACACCTTATGGAACAGTCGTAATGAGCTCAAAACAGTTGGATAATCCTCAACATATTATACACCAACCGGAAGCTGAAATTCAGCAAATTAAATCATTATGCAAAAAGTATAAGTTTAATTTTGAAGAACTTAAAGAAAGTTACCAAGAAAGATGTAAATTTAATATAGCTTATTTAATGGATTGGGCTAAAAATTACCAATACAAAGGCACAGAAATTAAAAAGAAAACATTGTTTAAGTTAAAACCTAAAACAATAGAACAACAAAAAGAACTTATTAGAAAGGCGGAGATTATGGAACAGCAAAGAGAAGAGCATTTAAAACAAATGGAAGCAAAAGCTCAAGAGACTAGAGTTGCAGTACAAGATATATTTGAGATGGCAAATGCAGATACACAACCTATTGAAGAAATTGAAAGTACAGCAGGTAGAGAGGGCGAAGAATTTGGTACTGTTAAAGGTTTAGGCTCTAAAAATACTAATTATAAATATGATTATGACCCATCTGTTTTAGAATGGTTTGAAAATAAACATCCGGATAATGATTATGTAGTTAAATTTAATGCTTATGAATTTACAAGTCTTTGTCCAAAAACAGGTCAACCAGATTTTGCAGATATTCATATTAAATACATTCCAAATAGAAAAATGGTGGAAAGTAAATCTCTTAAACTTTATTTATTTAGTTTTAGAAATCATGGTGATTTTCATGAAGATTGTGTAAATATTATTATGAAAGATTTAGTTAAATTATTAGAACCTAAATATTTAGAAGTAAAAGGTTTATTTACTCCACGTGGTGGAATTGCTATACATCCATTCGCAACATACAGCAATGGTGAAGAACAATACCATGAATTAGAATTACAAAGACAATTAAAAGAATTAGAAACAGGATTTAATTCTTAATTCCATATATGCCAGGGTTACTGATTGTTTGTTAAGAATCGGTAACCTTAGGCTTTACTTTTAAACCACTTTTGTAATACAATAATTAAATAACCTAGTTTGGGTTGAAAGGAGATAGAAGATGAGTGAATCAAAAGCAGTTGTGGTATTTAGTGGAGGACAAGACAGTACCACTTGTTTGGTGCAAGCTATTAAAACATACGGAAAAGAGAACGTATTTACAATTTCTTTCTTTTATGGACAAAAGCATTGGAACGAATTAGAAAAGGCTAAAAAGATAGCAAATGATTTAGGGGTAAGTTATAATTTAATAAATGTAACAAGTATATTTGAAGGCTTAACCAATTGTTCTTTAGTTAATACAGAATTAGATATTAAGCAAGGTGAAAAATATCCTAATACTTTTGTAGATGGTAGAAATCATGTATTTTTATCTATTGCGGCCATTTATGCCAAATCAATTGGAGCTCACGATATTATTACAGGTTGTTGTGAAACTGATTTTAGTGGATATCCGGATTGTCGTAGGGTGTTTATTGATTCTTTACAACAAACATTATCATTGGCTATGGATTACCAATTTAATATAATTACACCGTTAATGTATTTAAACAAAAAACAAACCTGGCAGTTGGCAGATGAATTAGGTTATTTGGATTATATTTATAATAATACTCATACTTGTTATAATGGAGTAGAAGGTGGATGTCACGAATGCCCTTCATGCAAATTAAGAGAAAGGGGTTATAAAGAATATATGGAAGAGAAAGAAGGTAGTAATGTATAAAGTTCGTAAAAGAATGGAAATTGCTGGAAGTCATCAATTAAAATTGGACTATCAAAGCAAATGTGAAAATCTTCATGGGCATAATTGGATTATTGTAGTAGAAGTACAAGGTCAAAAATTAGATAATAATGGTATGCTTGTAGATTTTACTCACATTAAAAGGACTATACATGATATTTTAGACCATAAAAACTTAAATGAAATCTTTGATTTTAATCCAACAGCTGAAAATATAGCTTGTTGGATAGCTGAAAAAATTGATGAGTATTGTAAGGACACAGGAAAAGAAACTACTTGGTGTTCTTGTGTTACTGTACAAGAAAGTGAAGGTAATATTGCAGAATGGAGTAGATACTAATGACAAGTTTAAATGTAGTAGAAATATTTCATAGCATAGAAGGTGAAGGAATAAGAACAGGTATGCCAGTTACATTTATTAGATTGGCTGGTTGTAATTTAAGATGTTCTTATTGCGATACCACTTATGCTCAAAAAGTAACAGATGGACAGTTAATGTCTATAGATGATATTGTGGATAAAGTAAGGTTTCAAGCCGTAACAATTACTGGCGGAGAACCTTTACTTCATACAGATTGTGTTAAAGAACTTATTGATAAATTAAATAAAACAGGGCATTATATAAACATTGAAACTAATGGAAGTATAGATATTATGCCGTTTGTATTTGCAGTAAGAGCGGGCAGAGGGTTCTTTACTGTAGATTATAAATGTCCAAGTTCTGGAATGGAACATGAAATGTGCGAATCAAATTTTCAAACAATGGACGAAAACGATGTATTAAAATTTGTAGTGTCTGACGATAATGATATTAGTGTTATTAGCCAATTTTTAATACATCATACATCTTTTAAAGGAACTATTTTTGTCAGCCCTTGTTTTGGAAAGATAAGTTTAGAACATCTAGTAACAGAGGTAAAATTACTTAAACTTAAATACCCAAAATTTGATATTAGATTTCAAGTACAATTACATAAAATTGTATGGAATCCAGAAGAAAGAGGTGTATAATGTTAAATGAACAAAATATGCTTAAAATATTTGAAAAGCTATTAGTAGAAATAGACAAAGACCCTAATAGAGAAGGGTTGCAAGAAACACCTGAAAGAATGGTAGGTTATTTTAAAGAATTGTTTGAGGGTTGTAAATATTCAAATGAAGATATAGCTGAGAAATTTAATAAACAGTTTGAAATAGGCGGAGATGACCTTGTAATGGTAAATAACATTGAAGCTTATTCACATTGTGAACATCATTGTGCTTTGATGAGGCTCAATGTGCATATTGCCTATATTCCAAAGGGTGGAAAAGTGCTAGGATTATCTAAATTTGCTAGAATTGTTGATTTAGTATGTAAAAGACTTCAAGTTCAGGAAAGAATTGGAATGGATATTTGCGAAATCTTAGAATTATTAGGTATGGAAGATATAATGGTTGTTATAGATGGAATTCACTCTTGTATGACTGCAAGAGGTATAAAAAGTCGTCGTTCAATAACTAGAACAAACTGTTTAAGAGGTAGATTTAGATACGATACTCCATTAAAAGATGAAGTATTAAATAGTATAGTAAAGGAGAGATAAATGAAAGTTACATTAGAGACCGAAGTTTTGAAAAATTTAGTTGCAAGAGTTATGAAAGGTGTAGGTAACAATGAATCAATGATGCGTACTTGCTGGATTGGTATTAAATGTTTTGAAAATACATTGTACATGACAGCTTGGGACGGTGAAAATTATTTACAAGTAAGCGAAGACAAAATTGTATGTGATAATTTTAAAGTCACTGTTACAGCTACAACATTCGCTCAACTTATTTCTAAAACAACTTCAGAAAAAGTTACTTTGGAACTTAAAGATAAATATCTAAAAGTTAAAGGTAACGGTGATTATAAATTAGAATTACCAGTAAATGATGAAGGTGAATTAGATAACTATCCGGAATTAGTATTTGATAAACAAGGTGTGGGTACTAAAATTAAATTATCTGCTATTGTTTGGGGTATTGAAGGTAATAAAATTAGTTTAGCAAAAACTCCAGAAAATCCTTGCTTAATGTGTTATTATTTCGGAGATGAAATAATGACTACAAACAATACAACAGCCGCCATTTCTAATATCAATGTATTTGGAAAGCCAACAATGCTTAAAGCGGAATTGGTTAATTTAGTAGCTACAATGGAAAATGAAGAAATTGCAGTATGGACTGGCAAAGATGATAAAATTATGTTCCAAACTCCAAAAACTACAATTTTAGGTTATTTTGATGAAGGTAGACAAGAATTTGAAGAATCAATTGCAGATGATTTAAGACAATTATTTAATGAAGAATGTCCTGCTTCTTGTGCGGTAGAAAAAGATAAGTTACTAGGTATTTTAGACCGTATTATGTTATTTGTAAAAACTAAAGAAGAAGGTATTCGTGTAATGTTTACCAAAAATGGTATTCAATTCTACAATAAAGATAATTCAGTTAATGAATTGTTACCTTATGCAGAAAGTAATAATTTTGTAAATTTCGAAGTAAGATTACAATTAGATGTTCTTAAAGAATTGATTACAAGTGTTTGTGGTGACAAGTGTTATATTGAATATGGTACCGATGGATATTTAAAATTTGGTAAAGAAAAACGTCATCACCTTCTAACTGTATTGGCAGGGGAGGAAAATTAGTGGTAAGCAAGTCTTTAAAGAATATTCACAATCTTATAAAGGCGGCTAACGAGCAGATTCCAGTACACGAGGCATTTCTTAATGACCTCGTGGCCGTTATCTGTAAAGCTGATGAAACAAGAAGTCCAAGCCAGTCATACAAACCTTCATCACTTATGTGTGTTAGGAATATGTATTACCAAATAATGGGTGCAGAAGTTTCTAATCAAAATAAAGATGAATGTTTAATAAGTATGGCGGATACAGGTAGTCATAGACACGAATTTTTACAAAAACACGTTACTATGATGAAAGATTTCGGTATTGATTGTGAATGGGTTGATGTCGAAGAATATGTAAATAAACATTGTAAAGAATTAGGCACAATAGTTAAGAAAAAGAACGGATTTGAATATAAATGTTTTAATGAAAAATATAATATGAGTTTTTTATGTGACGGGATTATTAAGTACAAAGGCATATATTATATTTTAGAAATTAAAACAGAAAGTTCACTAAAGTGGTCAAAGCGTACAAGTGTTGATGATAAGCATAAACCTCAAGCGTGTTGTTATAGTTTATGTTTTGGTATTGACAAGGTTTTATTTGTGTATGAAAATAGAGATATGTGTACTAAAAAAGCATATTTATATAAACCTACACAGCACGAAATTGAAGAGGAAGTTATAAATAAGATAAATACTTGTGAAGAATACGTTAAACTTTGTTTAGCACCACCTAAATGTGAAAATAAGAGAGTATGTGCTTATTGTAATTATATTGATATTTGTAAGAAGGAGAAATAGATGACTATAATTCACCATGCGTTTAATATAGTATCACAAATCTTACTATATTTAGTATTAGCTTTTATAATCTTAGGTTTAATTTTTCATATTTTTACTTGTTTATTAGATAAAATTTTTGGAGAAAAATGGTAATGAATAGAGGCAAAGATTTTGAAGAATTGTTTAGAAAACAAATGGTTACCGCCGGTTTTGATGTTAATAGGGTTGCTGATAATACCGCAGGCTATATGGGTGGCCGTAATATATGTGATTTCATTACTTATGTATATCCTAACATATACTATATGGAAATGAAAACGGTAAAAGGTAATACGCTACCTTTTAGTAATATAACGCAAAACCAATGGGCAGGTTTACAAGAAAAGGAAAAAATTGAAGGTGCAGGTGCTGGAATTATTGTGTGGTTTATAGAACATGATAAGACTTTTTTTGTAAGTGCTGATTGTATGCAAAGAATAAAAAATGAAGGAATGTTTAAATCTTTACATATTAGAGATTTAAGATTAAAATCAGAAGAATTTGATAAAGGTAGATATCATAAATGTTTTGAAATAACTGGTACTAAAAAGCGAGTATTTTTTGAATATAATATGGAGGAATTTAAACAAAATTTAGAAAGGTATATGAATTATGGCAAATAAGAAAGAATCTCAGGTAGATGAACAAAAGGAAAATGTAACTGTAGAGGAAACTATACAACAAGCAGACCCACCCGCAGAAGAACCTAAATCTCAGCAGGAAATAATACAAAATATTATAGGTAGGGTTGAAGATAATTCTAAACAAATAGAAGCAGTAGTTGAGGATTTAATTTATGAGCATTGTCAACAAATTGATGAGTTAATATCCAAATTTAAACAATGTTTATTAGATAAAGAAAATCCAGTAACAGAATGGGAATTAGATGATGTATGTATGAAATTGCCTACATATTTATATTTTATAGGTGAGGCACAAGAAAAATTTGGTATTAAAGAAGATATTGCAAAAAGTGTAAAAATGGAACTTTATAATCAAATTCATCAAAGAACAAAAGGTACTATTGCGGATAAACAGGCGGCGAGTGAAGCTGGAACATTAGAAGAAGAAATTGTTTATAGAGCTTATCAAAGAGCATATAAGCGAATTAAACAAAAGTTAGAGGCGGCATACGAATTATTATCTTCAATTAAAAAAGTAATTAGTAGAAGAATGGGTGAACAAGAATTAGCAAATGTTGATTCAGGAAGATTTAGAAAGGGTTAATTATGGGACAATTAGATGTAATATGTGCTAACTTAAATAAAAAAATGGGTGCAGAATTATTAAGAAAAGGTGCTACTTTTGAAAATATTCCAAGAATTCCTTTTTCCAGTCCAAGATTAAATCATATGACTTATGGAGGATTTCCAAGAGGGTATATGGCTGAATTTTATGGTGATGGTGGCGGTGGAAAAACTACCACAGCTCTTGACTTATTAGCTAATGCTCAAAAGTTATTTAAAAAGGAATATGAAGAAAAGGTAGCAGAATTAGAAGCAATTAAATCGCCAACGGCGGCACAGAAAAAAGAATATGCTATGTTAGTAGAAAGAGGACCTCAAAAGTGTTTATTTTTAGATGCAGAAACTTCTTTTGATGCTGACTGGGCAACCAAATTAGGAGTAGATGTTGATGATTTATATATACTAACTCCAGAAAACCAGTCAGGTGAGGATATTTTACAAATAGCTTTAGATATGGCGGAAACAGGCGAAGTTGGTTTTTTACTTCTTGATAGTATAGGAGCATTATATAGTGAACAAGAAGTAGAAAAGAACTTAAATGAAAAAGTATATTGTGGTATTGCAGGTGCATTGACTAGATTTTCAAAGAAAATTACACGACTTGCATCTAAGTATAAGATGGCAGTTATTATGATAAATCAAGTTAGAGAAGTAATTGACTCACAATATGTACAATATAAAACACCTGGAGGAAAAACATTCAAACACCATTGTGCTGTTAGAATTATGTTTTCAAAAGGAAAATATTTAGATGCACAAAATAGAGAATTACCACAAGGTTGTGAAGAACCTTCCGGAAATATTGTAAAAATACATATTGAAAAGACTAAAAAGTTCCCACCATGTCGTAAAGAAGGTTTTTATACTTTAAACTACGAGCGTGGTATTGACTATATTTCAGATTTAATAGATGTAAGTTTGTTGAATGGTACTATTGTCAGGGCTGGAGCTTTTTATTCTATTTTAGATACAGATGGTACGGTATTAAAAGATGAAGAAGACAACGATTTAAAATTCCAAGGTAAAGCAAGTTTACAGGAATTTATAGAGAACGAAGAGGTAATGTATAAGTATTTGATAGAATGTTTAGGTTAGTTAATAATTACTTTAAATTTCTATACTTTTGTTATACAATAATTAAGCAACGGAAAAAGAGGTAAATATGAAACCGGTAATCGTTATTTCAAACTATTATCAAAATATTTATGTCACACTAGGAGAGGCAATACATGAATTATTAGAAGCTCATAAAGATTTACAAGTAGAAACTTTGTTGGCTATGTTTAATAAATGTGAGAGTCATGCTCAATGTATGGACATAATTTCACAATATGTAAATATAATACAAGCACAGGAGGCGTAATGGATATACCGTATATAAAAGGAAGAGAACTTGATTCAATAGCTATAAAATTAGGCTTAAAGCGTAAAAAATATTGGTGGATTTTTAAAGAAACTGATAAAAAATTAAGACAGCGTTGTGAGGAAAGAGTAAGTCAAATAACTAATAGACAAATATCAGTTCTTGGTTGCGGATTTATAGGAGTATAAATGAATACAAGAAAATATTCTAGTATGCAAGAAAAACAAATTGCTAAAAATTTAGGGGGCAGAGTTCAGCCTAATAGTGGGGCGGCCAATTTTGTGGCAGGTGATGTAAAATTAGATTTTATGCTTGTAGATGCGAAGACAGTTACAACACCTAAACAAAGTGTCTCAATTAGAAAAGAATGGTTTGATAAAATAAGAAATGAAGCCTTTGCAATGAATAAGGAAATGTCTTGTATAGCATTTAATTATGGTCCAAATCAACCAAATTTTTATGCAGTAAATGAAAATGATTTTAAGAATTTATTACAGGCGTATAAGGAGAAATATTATGAATGTGAATGTTAATTTAAGCGGAGAAATCGTAGATAAAATAACAAGTAAAATAACAGAAAGATTGGATGAAGTAGTTAATCAAGTTTTGGAAGAAAATATTGATGATTTAATTAAAGATGTAGTACAAAAGCAACTTAAATCAGTATCTTTAATGTATATTCAAAGTCCAGAATTTAGACAAAAAATGTTAGATAAAGTTAAACCAGTTATAAATAGTATGGTGGAGAATTCAAATGATTAGTATAAATATTACATTAAGTTATCTTATAATTCATTTAATTTGCGTATTGTACATTTTTAATATGTTTAATAGTGCAAGTTATGAAGCAGATGAAATAGAAAAAATTTTAGTTTGGATATTTGCACCTGAATTTTTATTGATGGTGTGGGTTTTATGCTTTTTAAAAGAGAGGAGAAAATAAATGACATTAGCAGTAGATTACAGACCTAAATCTTTTGAAGATTTGTGTGAACAAGAGAGTATCGTAAATATTTTACAATACCAAATAGATGAAGATTGTCCTAAAAACGCATATTTATTTACAGGCCCGGCAGGTTGCGGAAAAACTACGTCAGCTCGTATTTTAGCTAATGCCTTGAATAAAGGTAAAGGTATGCCAATTGAAAAGGATGCGGCCAGACATAATGGTGTAGATAAGATTAGAACAATTATTGATGAAGCTGGGTTTCAAAGTTTAGACAGTAAATATAAAATATTTATTATAGACGAAGCTCATATGATAACCACAGAAGGCTGGAATGCTATGTTAAAAATATTAGAGGAACCACCTAAAAATACAATTTTTATCTTTTGTACTACTGAACCGAATAAAGTACCTGCGACAATATTATCAAGAGTTCAGCGTTTTGATTTTCAACGAATTACACTTAAAACAATTATCCAAAGATTGAAATATATTTTGGAACAGGAAAATCTTAAAGATTATGATGATGAGGCCATTGAATTTATAGCACGTATGGCAAATGGCGGAATGCGTGATGCAATTTCTTTATTAGAAAAATGTATTGATTACCAACCTAAAATTACAGTTGATTCTGTTATAGAAGCATTAGGTTATATTGATTACGATGTGTTATCTGATATTGTTTTAGCGTTAAAGAACAAGGAAGCAGGTACGGTAATAGAGATTATTGAAAAGTTATATATGAGTGGTGTGGAAATTAAATTTCTGGTTAAACAGTTATTGAGTTTCGTGTTAGATTTATGTACATATAGTAATCTTAAAAACTTTAATTTTATAAATGTACCGTCAGCATTTAAAGATAAAATGGACTATTTGACTGATAATTGTTCTTCAGCACCTGTTGAATTATTAAAAGAACTTATACAATTAGATGGTAGTTTAAGATATGAAACCAATCCAAAATTATTGGTAGAAAGTACAATGGTGGTTTTATGCAATTAGTAGGCCAGTCAAAGATTAAAGATTTTATAGATAATTTAACTTTAGAAAATTGTCCGCATTTTATTATTCTAACAGGGTCAAGACGTTCTGGTAGGACTTATATTACTCAGCTAATTGCAGAAAAATTAAATGCTTTGAAATCTGAATTTCAACCTGGTGTGGATTCAGTAAGACAAATTATTTCAACAATCTATACTATAAAACAACCGTGCGTATATTGGTGCGAGGATATGGATAAAATGTACCCTGCCGCCAAAAATAGTTTGTTGAAAGTTACGGAGGAGACGCCTAAAAACGCCTACATTATTCTACATTCAGTAGGCACAGCTATGGCAACTCTTAATTCTAGGGCTCGTGTCATTAAATTAGAGCCCTATTCTTTTGAAGATTATGTGCAATATTGCACATTGAAAAATATAAATATAGATGCTTCACAATATGAAGTTCTAATGAAGTCTTGTAATTCTTTAGCTGATTTTGAATATTATATAGAATCAGGTAAATATGATGAGGTTAAAGAATTAGCTGGTAAAGTTTTAGATTATATGGGTGAAGTATCAAAAGTCAATGCTTATAAAATTTTAAGTAAGCTGTCATTGAAAAAAGATGCTGAAGGAATTGACCCAGTATTTTTCTTGACTGTTTTAATAAATATGTATGTAGAAAGAAAAGGTCAAGTTGAGTTTGGAGATATAATTGTTAAGGAATCTCAAAAAACTTTATCACTTCTTCAAGGTAATAATTTTTATAAACCTGCTATTATGGATAGATGGGTTTTACAAATTATGAAAGGAATAGACGAAAGATGTTAATAAGTGATTTGAAAAATGATATTGTAGCAGGCAATATTAGAAATTTTTATATATTTACAGGCGAAGAAGAAGGTATTATGGATATTTATATTCGCCAAATATGTAAAAAGTTAGGACTAACCATAAAATGGGCGGATTCAATACAGGAAGTAAGTAAGCAGTTAAATTTAAAATCATTAGTAAAGGTAAGGTATTTATACTTAGTACGCCAAGATAATGCCTTCAAACAGGAAGAGAAACTGTGGGAAATGTTAAAAAATGGTATTTCAGGACAACATATTATTCTAATCCAGCCTGAAATAGATAAAAGGTCTTCAAAATTTTATAAATTCTTTGAAGATATTATGATTAAATTTGACAAATTATCTACAGATATGCTTATTAAATATGCACAATCCAAAGCAATGAATTTAGATGTAAAGAAATTAGAACAATTATGCGAATGGTGTAGTAATTCTTATTCTAGAGTAATGAATGAAATTGATAAAATTGTATGTTTGTCAAAAGCTACTGGTAAAGATTTGGATACTTGTTTTGATTGGCTTGTAAAGGATAATGGAATACATCAAGACAAAGAATTTGATATATTGCAATATGCCACAAATGTAATGAATAGAAATGCTTATGCGTGCTTAACACAACGGAAGGAAGTTAAATCAAGAAATTCTGAAGTTACGTTAATTGCGTTATTATGCACATCTTTTAGAAACCTTGTACAGTTTAAAAATGATGGAGGTGGAAAAGGTGTATGTGAAAGAACAGGAATGACACCATGGCAGGTAAAATGTGCATTAGATTATGATAGTTATTTTAGTATAAATGAAAGTGAAGATTTTCTTTTGTTTTTACAAGATTTAGATGTTAAAATAAAAACAGGAGCAATTTCGCAAGATTTTATTCTGGATTATTTGTTAGCGAGGATATTATGAAGGAAGTATCAACTAAATATTGTAGATATTGTGGTAGGTTGCTTAAGAGTAAAGAAAGTATTCAAAGAGGTTTTGGCTTAACTTGTTATAAAAAGTACCTACAATCTTTAAATAGCGGAGGTTTACTTGGAATACTCAAAGAAAGAAATAAGGAAGAACATCTGGATAAATAAAGAATATCTACAAAATTTTTATACAGATGTGAAACCAAGATGGGTTAAATTTTGTGAAAAGTTGTTGGATGAAAATTATATAGTATTTATTTATATCTATGAAACAACTGGAACGGTATATATTACAGTAGTTAAAAATAATAAAATGATTAAAATAAGATATTCAGACCACTTGCCTATGTTGAATAGATGGTTGTCAGGAGATGTAGATTATTTTGTAGGTCCTAAATTTAAAGGTATGCTTACTGATAAAGAAATGCTAAACATTTTGAAAATTAAATTTAGAAAATAATTGAGGAAACTTGGCACTTATGGTATAGATAAAATGTAAAAAATTATTAAGAATATATTGTAAAATTTTAATTATGTTATACAATAAATAAGTAAATTAAAAATGCAATGAAAAAGAAAGGAGAATTTGCATGACAAAAAAATACGAGTCGCTAAGAAACGGAGCTATTGGTACAGTTATTTCTGAAAACGAAAATGAGGTTGTATTAGATTTTGACGGTACTCAAAAAACTGTTAAAATGTCTAATTTAAAAAGATGGTATAAACCTTGTGGAATTGTTGATGAAAAAGAACTAGAAGAAGCTAAAGAAATGGCTAAGAAAAAAGCTAAATTAGATGCAAGAGTAAATGACCCAAATAAACCAAATGGAGATTTACCACCTAAAGAAGAGTGTTCACAATTAGCTAATAAAATTATCTCTTATTTAGAGAAAAAAGGTTGTTTGACTAAGAAAACTTGTTCTTATACAAGAGTTCGTCTTGAAGGACATAAACGTAATATTATGGAAGTTTGGTGGGGTAAGAGACTCATTGGTATCAAAGTTGTTGTGAGAAGTGAAGCTATTCTTCCTCATAAGGAACTTGCCCAAATGGGAAGAACAGTACCACCTACTCATATGTATGTTTTAGACCATATTTTCAAATTTAACAATTCATCTAAAGTTGAAGAAATTTATAAAATTATTGATATTGTAGTTGAGTTTGAAAAAAATTATAAACCTAAAACTACACCAAATAAACAGAAAAACGGAACTGGTAAAATTAATGGAAAACAATCATTAAAAAGTAAACGTGAAGTATTAGGTATAAAATCTGATGATGAGTTAGCTAAGGAACAAGAAGAATTGGCTAATAAAACTGAAGAATTAGAAAAGGAAATAGCAAACCAGCCCGTCGCAATTGAATCGTAGGGCTCCTTTCAACGTGTGTACTACGTGGTGTATATTTCCGGAGTGTAGATGACAGCCAGGAAAGACTGGCAATATTTTGTTCATATAAAGTCAAATTTTAAAGGCGTGTAGAAATACACGCTTTGACTTTAATAGCATACAGATAGAAGGTAAAGCATTCGTAAATAAATTACCAAAAAATCGTGCATAGCTTAATTTATGTTATACAATAAAAATATAGCAAAAGTACAAAAGCAACGAACAAAAGGAGACATTATGCAATTAGGTAGAGAAGAGTTACAACAGGTATTTAAAATATTAAATATAGTTTTAGAAGAAGCTCAAAATGATTATTCAGAATTTAGTAAATTCGCGGTGGTTAATATAAGTGGTAATACCATCACTTTAAATAAGCATCAAATAAGTGTGTTACATAAATTTTTAGAAGGAGGAATTTAATATGTCATTAGAAAGACACGGTAAAGAATGGACGAAAAGTGAAGACAAGAAATTAGAGAAAATGTTTTATAATCATTTTTCATTTACACAAATGGGTGAACAGTTAGGTAGAACATGGTTTGCTTGTAAATGTAGACTTATTAGATTGGGTTTAATAAGTGGTAGTATGAAAAATCCAAAATATGGTGATACACCTTTTGAACCGCTTAGAGTACCTAATCCTGACCCTGGTATATTATGTTCAATGTTTAAAAAATTAAATAATATGTGTTTTAATAATGTAGAACAGCAAGAAGATACTTCAAACACTTTCTCTACCGCAGAATTAAATATTGTTACAGATTGGTTAAAAACAAGACTTTCACGTGTAGTTTGTAAATTAGCAGACGGTGAACATTGTTTTGTTAGAGACTTAGAATTAAATACAGTTAAAGAACTTTTAGAAACAGAAATTAAAGTTGCAAATAATATGAAAAAGATGACAGTTGAGGAGCGTGAAAAAGTTTGTAAGCGATTATGCAATTAGCATAATATGTCAATCTATGGGGCAGATAGTTTTGTTTGTTTGCTTATATGTCTGCCTCTTTTCTTTAAAAAGCGAACACAAGTAAAGGAAGAAGAAATGCAAGAAACAAAAGAATATGATAGATTTTCGTTTTTAACAGCGAATAGACCAGTTGACTATAATCATGTCAATAAAATTAAGAAGTCTTTACAGGAATATGGATTTTTAGATTCTCAGCCCATAACTGTAAATAATGAAATGCAAATTATTGATGGCCAGCATAGGTTTGTAGCTTGTAAGGAAATGGGGTTGCCTATTAAGTTTGTACAAGTTCAACCTAAAAGAATTGATAATATTCTAGTAAGTTTAAATACCACACAAAAAAAATGGAATGTTATGGACTATGTTGCGTATTATGCTCAACAAGGCAATTCTCATTATATTAAATTATTACAGTTGTCCAAAAAGTATAATATCAGCATCACTTGTGTTTGTAGTATTGCTGGTGATTCTGTACAAGGCGGAAGCGATACGGATATTATTAAAGCTGGCAAATTTCAATTTGAAAATTGTGAGGTAGGTATAGTAGAGGGTAAAATTGAAAGAGCGTTAGCGTGTTGTCATTATATGGGTTTAAAACCTTCAGATAGAATAATTCGTTCTTTAATTTTAGTGTCTAGGCATCCACAGTTTACTTGGAAAGAATTTATTCAAAAAGTTGAATATCAAAGAGATAAATGCTATAAATGCAGTACAACATCCGCATATATTAAAATGTTAGAAAATATTTATAACAATAAAAGAAGGAATAAATTAGTATTTGATGAAGAAAGGTTAAGAAATGGAAATTACTAAAGAAGATATTTTAGATAATTTAAAAGAAGATATTTTAGATAGATTAAGTGAAGATTGTTACCAATGGATATTTGAAGAAAGTAATGAAGTTTGTGAACAATTTGCTGAAAGATTGGTTAAAGGCGTTTTAGCTGAGTTATCAGAAAATTTTAAAAATGCGTTAATTACAGAAATGAAATCACAAATAATAGATGAATTTATTGATAGGAATGATTCATATTTATGCACAGCAATTAAAGATGAGATAAAAGATAAACTTCTGAATAAGATTGAGGTGAGTGTACAATGCAAGACATTATAAAAACAGTAGAAGGGTTGAGGCAATATTCTGGAAATGCTCAATTAGAATATTTAAATGCTAATAAAAATGAATTATTAAAAGAAGTTTTAGATTATACATATAATCCAGATAAGATGTATAAAATTGATGAATGCAAACTGGCATTAGTTACAATTAAGAAAGGTTTAATCAAACGTAAATTAAATCCTAATTTTACAGTAGAGGACTGGCATAAATTTACAGAAATTTTGGATGAATTATCCGAAAAGAGAGCGGCTGATTTAAACGATGTAAGACGACTTAAATATTTTATAACTGGTTACAGTAGTTTGGACGCTCAAGGGTTGATGAGCATGGTTGTCGCTAAAGATTTAAGACTTAATTTAGGTATTAAAAAGCTACAAACAATTTGGCCTGATTTTTGTAATAAACCAGAGGTTCAATTAGCAGAAAATTATAAAGGTGAGGTATTTGCTAATGGTTTATATAGTCGTAAATTTGATGGTAAAAGAATGTATATAATGGAAGGTGTAGCATATTCTCGTTCTAATAAGCCTTGTAAACAAGCACCTATTCAGCATATTTTAGACGCATTACCTCATTATGTTAGAGATTTAGTATTTGATGGAGAAATATTATATTTTGATGGGCAGGGTAATGAAGATTTTCAAAAAGGTATTTCACTCACAGCAAGTGATAATAGAACTTTAGAATGTAATAATTTATATTATGTTATTTTTGATATGGTTCGTATAGATAAATTTAAACAGAAGGAACAGCATATACCTTTTGAATCAGCATATAAAGCACTTTGTGAATTATTAGGAGCTCAAAGTTCAAGTAGATTTGGATATTCTGTACTGGAAACAGATATACCTAATGTTTTAATAGCAAGACAAGAACATGACCCTTATATATTTCAATATGAAAAAGCAAATAAAAAGTGGGAAGGTTTAATGTACAGAGATGGTGATGCTTGTTATCAATTTAAGCGTACAAAAAGTCTTCTTAAAATAAAGGATATGCAAGATGGAGAATTTAAAATACATAGTATAAGTGAAGGAACCGGAAAAAATAAAGATAGATTAGGTGCTTTAAATATAAAATTTAAAGGCAATATTGTGGGTGTTGGTTCAGGTTTTAAAGATGAAGACAGAGAAATAATTTGGGCTAATTCTAAAATATTTTTAAATGAAAAATTTATTCAAGATTTTAGTGTTAAAGTACAATATTTTGAAGAAACAACAGATGCAGATGGTAATCCTAGTTTAAGATTCCCAGTGTTTTTATGTTTTAGGCATAATGAAACCAAAGAAGAATTTACACCATCACAGGTATTAGATTGGTGTAGGGAAGGAGCAAAATAATGGCTATAGATGATTGTAAGCTAACTGTAGAAGAAAGAGAAGTGCTTAAAATTAAATATTATAGGTATATAGACAAGGATAATTCTTTCTGGCATAATTTAATTAGAAAATATAGATATTCTGAAAGTAAAAGAGTTACTAATGAATGGATTACTATTGTTAAAAGTTGGTTATTTGATTGTCCATATAAGTATAAAGTAGTAAGAGACTCTGTTCATTTTGGTGATTATGAAAAGGACGGTTGGTGTTATTACTATAATTGGGTTAAAGGACAATTTGGTGTAATTGTAAGACAATTATTAGATGATGAAGAAACAGCACAAAGAAAACAACAGCGGGCAAAACAGAAAGAAAAGAAAGACCGTAAAAAATGTCAAGAATGGGGTTTAAACTATGAAGATATTGGTTGTAACTTTAAGCATAAAACTTTAGAAAATGTACGTATTAAGTGGACAGGTATAAATGATAGAAAAAGGAAATTTCCTATAGAATTTTATAGTTATGAAGAGGAAAAGGATAAAATAATGAAATTAGATTATTTTAAAACTATGTATATAAAGGAGATTGAAAATGGCAAGTAAATGGTTCTATTTCAAACAAACAATGTGTCAAGTTGTTTTTAATTTATTTTGTAATGATAAAAATTTAAGACAATGGTTAATGAGTGAAGAAGAACATGAACATTATAAACAATTATGGATTGATTACAGTAAAATAAAAGCAGAAAGAGATATGTGGTATAATGTTGCTCAAGTAAGTAATCAAAAATTACAATATATGATAGAATGGGTAAATGCAAATTGGAGTAAAAATAATGAAAAACAACGAATTTAAAAAGATTATTAGAAATGAAATCAAAAAGGAATGTAAAGCACTTGATTTTCAAAGTGTGTCCGTAGATATTACAAATAACAGCCGTATGATTTACATCTATACTTTGGATTGGAGGTGTGTAGGTATATTTAAATGCTGGTTAAATAATGAGTACCTTCATTTAAGTTTTACAACAGACCTGGAAAATCCAATGATACAGGCAAGAGAAAAAGAATTAAGGTGTAATTATGCACAATTTAATAAGGTTATGATGTTTTTAGGTGGTTGTTTTGAACTTATAGACGGTGAGGAGGAATAATGTTAATTAAAATATTTAGTAGCGTAAATATAGAGAAGTTAGAACAAGAAGTTAATGAATTTATATTAAAAGAATCAATAAAGGTTGTTAATATATTTCAGTCAGAATGTGAGGATTATTTTACTATTACGATATTGTATGAACCTATATCATGATAGAATAATAAGTGTTCGTAAACTTATTTACTGAACTACTTTTATTATCTAACCGTTTATATACAATAAATAATGTCAACAGCAAACAAACGAAAGGAGATATCATGGAAGAGATAATAGAAGAAGTAGAAGAACTTATGGAAAATGGAGCAGGTATAGTTGAGATATTTGAGTATATTCAAGATAATACAGATATAGACCCTGCAATAATAATAGAAAAATTAGTATAAGAAAAGGAGACAAAAATGTTTAACAGTGACAAAAAAAACGAAGGTATGTCTAACCCTCACAACTTTATGATGACTTTATCAATTGATACAGCATTAAAATTTCAAGTAAAGTTACAAGAGTTAAAAGAAAAGTATAAAGCAAATGGAGTAGATGTGATTCCTATTTCAGAAATTGATAAAATTCAAGGTGAATGTATAATGGAATCATTAAGTCCAGAAGGGTTATTGGCACAATTAACAAAAGGAGAAGAATAATGGCGTCTAAGGTAGAATTAAAAGAAGAAAATTTAGTGATAATAGAAATGCCAAAAGTTGCAGTTCCAAAGCACTTGGCAGAACATTATCTAAAATTTATAAATAAAGTATGCAGTGATTTAACTAATTATTTAGTTATAGATTTTTGTAACGATGATGAAGTGTATAAATTTGAAAATGTATATGCTAATAGTAAACTCTATCCAGTAGCTTGTAAAAGAACTAATTTTGAAGATATTCTAAATATTTGCAGACCAAATGTAACTCACTATGATAAATTTGTTGAATTAGAAGGTGATTCTTATTATTCTTGCAAAGAAGAAATCGTAAAATTATATGAACCAGAACCAAAAGAAGAGGTTCAAGAATAATGGGCGAAATAGCAGAAATGATGTTAGACGGCACATTGTGCCAAGTATGCGGGAGTGTTATTGATGGTGACACTCCTGGTTACCCAAGGTATTGTTTAGATTGTGCCAAACATGAAGTTGTAAGTGATATTGAAGAAATAGAATATGACTTTAATTTCAACAAAGTAGGTATAGAAAAATTAGCAGAACAAGTTATGTATCAAGGTACATTTAAACAAAAGAAAGCACTCATAAAAGTGTTTTATAAGTTAATAGACAAAACTAATAAAAGCGTAGGAACTAGAAATAAATTATAGGAGGATTATTAAAAATGGATGATTTCGTAGCAGGATGTATAGGTTTTATAGTAATTGTAGCATTGGTAGTTAGTGCGGCCTTTGGAATTCCAAAATATCAAGTTTGGCAGGCTCAATATGCAGGTAAAGCAAAATTGATAGAAGCTAATCAAACAAAACAAATTCAAGTAACAGAAGCTAAAGCTAAGAAAGAAAGTGCAACATATGAAGCACAGGCGGAAATTGAGAGAGCAAAAGGAGTGGCACAAGCTAACCAAATTATAGGTAGTTCATTAAAAGGTAATCATGAATATTTGATGTATTTGTATATTCAAACTATGGAAAATACACAAAATCAGGTTATTTATGTTCCAACAGAAGGCTCTTTACCTATTTTAGAAGCTGGTAGATTTAGTAGAAGTATTAAATAGGTATAATTTTATATGTTATTAAAAACTAATAAACAAGTACCAATTGAAGTTGTTTTAAATATAGTTCAAAAAGAATTATGTTTAATGTGTCCGGTATATGAATATACCAATAGAGATTGTAGTAAATGTCCAAATAATTTGGAAGAAAGGTTAAAAGATGAAAGCGTTTAATTTAGTAGGTATAGATGGTAATGCGTTTAATGTTATGGGTTATACTGCCAGTGCAATGAGAAAAGCTGGATATAATTCTTCGGAAATTGCAGAATATAGAAAGAAAGCTACTTCTGGTGATTATGATATGTTATTATGTTTATCAATGGAAATGATAGATAAATGTAATGAAAAATTAGGTTTAACTGAGGAAGAAGACGATGAGTAGAGTAATAGACAGTTGGTGGTACACTACATCAGGAGGGCATTGTATAGGCATAGTCAAAACAATTGATGAAACTACAAAGGAAACCAAATTTAGAATTGGTTTAGCTGATGGTTTTAATAAATTAGTAGATATATTAAGAATAGAAGCACACGGAGCAAGTTTTATTCCGGAGGCAATAAAATGAATATTGAAAATCAGTTTCCCATGCTTTTTGATATTTCAAGTATAGTAAAAAGCATATCAATTTCTGATATTATAATATATGTGCAGAAAAAATTGTTAGTTGAATATGAATGTGTTACAACATTGAGTCTATGTGAATTTGAATCTATAAAAGCATATAAAATAAAACAACTCATAAATGAATTAGAAAATAGAGGTTATTCAATTATAGATGATGAAGGTTGTCGTAATCAAATATGTCAATTATCTCATACAATAGTAGAAAAAGATAAAGAAATATTGAGATTAAGACATAATATTTCACAATTACAAAAGAAATTAAACGAGGCAGTAAAATGAAAAATAATCTAATACCAAAAGAAACATTGTGTCAATGCCCTATTTGTAAACAAGGTAAAGTTATAGCATTGTATGACCCTCACCCGGATGAACCGTATTTCCATAAATTACCAACGGACCTAGTTTGTGAAAATTGTGGACAGGAATTTCAAAGTATAATATTAGATAAAAATAGAACTAAATGCGAAATGTATAAGGTGGTAGAATGAATATTATAAAATTTTTAACTAATTGTTTTAATTTATCAAGTAATAAAAGAAGCCCTGAATTGCAAAATATTTATAACAAAATAGATAAAATAGATAAGTCTGATGATTTTATGATGATAAATTCTAGTGAAGGATTGTCTGAGCAGGAATTTTTACAAGTATTACAGAATGAATTTTTTGGAGATGTATAATGAATTATGCTGAATGTCAACAATATGATTGCCAAAATATTTGTTGTAATTGTCAAAATAGAGCGTATGCTAAAAAAGTGGATGAATTGAATCTTAAAATAGCATGGTTAGAACGTGGTTTGTATAATTGTTTTAGTTCTGACTTTTATATTTGTCCTCATTGTGGTGAAATAGCCACTAAAAATTATGTATGTTGGAAATGTGGTAAAGACCCTGAAAGTAGAAAGGATTTACAAGATGACAGATAAAGAATTTTATAATCAATTAGATGAAATTATGCAAGAATTATTGCCTGGAGTTGCTAATATTGTCTTAAGTGATTATGGTAAATTGAATGATGTATGTATGGAAATAACAAGAAGGAGAAAACTTGCAAATGAAGAATAAATATTTAATTTCTTATATAAATAACAAAGAATCAAATTCTATTATGGTTAAAATACAATCTGCTATCGTGGATTCTAATATGAATTTAGAGGAATTTGTTACAAATTATATGGAAGAAGAAAATACTGTTTTAAATGTTGTTAAGTTGAATTAGTTGCAATTTTATTGGTTTTGTTATACAATAAACAACAGCAACGAGGAACTAATTTATGATAATAACTTTACAGCAAATAAGAGCAATAGCTCAAGATATAAGATTAAATACCAATTCTAATGAAGATAAAGGTATTAGAGATTTTAAATTAAGAGATATTGAGGATTTATGTACAAAATCTATTATTATATTAAATGAAATAAATAATCAAAATAATTAAAGAGCGAGTTTAGTGTAGCGGTAGCATAACAGTCTCCAAAACTGTTGGCGGAGGTTCAAATCCTTCAATTCGCGATTTAGGAAAGGTAAAGATGTTTTACAGAGTAAAATTGACAAGTGAATTTGAAATTTATGCTATGGATTTAGAAGATGCAGAAGACAAAGCATTAAGTATGGTAAGCGGAGAAGCAAGCGAAAATGCAGAAATTAAAGTAGAGGAAATATAATGAATATATGGTTATTTTGTATAGTTTTGACAGCGTTTCCGTTGTATTTGATATTACTAATCACTATATGTAGACATCTATATTCTTCTTTGCTTAAACAATTTTTAGAAGAAATTATTATAGAATGTTTGACTAAATATTTATATTATAGAGAATTTGATATTTCAAGAATTATTGAAAAGGGTGCTAAAAATGGTATAACATCAGCGTATTATGAGAATGTGAGGAACAGATGAATTATTATACAAGCGATTTACATTTAGGTCATGCTAAATTAGTAGAATGTGGATTTCGAAAGGCAGAAGATGTATCTATTATAGACAAACATATTGTTGAAATGATAAATTTTAGATGCAAAAAAGATGACAAACTTTATATATTAGGTGATTTAAGTATGTCTACAAATTATGAAGATATTAAATGTTGGTTGTCTCAATTGAATCCTCAATTATTTGTTATACAAGGCAATCATGATGATAGAAAAATTTTAGATAAACTTAAAGAAGATAATGTTATTTGTAATTGGTTTGCATTTAAAACTATTGAAGATAAAGATTGTTTAATAGATGGAAAGCCAATTGTTATAGCTTTACATCATCATCCAGTTATTGATTATCACTCAAGTAGACGTGCTAATGTATGTTTTCACGGGCATAGTCATGGAATGAACAGACGTACATTTCCTGATTTAAAAGACGTAGGTGTGGACTGTAATTCTTTCATACCTTTAACGGCGGCAGAAGTAATGGGAATGGATGTATGGCCAAAAGAAGTTGATGATAAAATTAAGAAAGGGTGGAATTAAAGTGTTGTTGTGTGCTTATATGAAAGATGCTATTATTGAAGACCAAATTAGTACAATTAAAAGATTACAAGCAGAATTAGATGAAAGAACTGATTTTGAAGTTAAGTTGATGAATTATATTATTGAGTTATTAAAGGAGAAAGAACATGAAGCCTAAGGCCATAGTGTGTGACATAGATGGATGTTTATTGGATGTGTCTAAACTTTATTTAGAAATTCATAAACGTGGTTTAAAAGGTCAAGAAATGTGGAATTTTTTCCATGAAAATGCTAATAATCCACAATATGTTGATAAAATAGAACAAATATTTAATCTATTAAATTTATATGGTAAAGCAGGTTATTCTATTATTATATTGACAGCTAGACGGGATATAATTGCAAAATCTACTCTTCATAAATTATGTGATGAATATTTGCATTTATCTTTATCGTATTTGTCTCAAATGATTGTTAGACCTGTAGATAAAGAAGGTGTTCCTTCACATATTTTTAAAAAGACAGAATTAGAAAATTTACAAGAACAATATGATATAGAATTAGTTATAGATGATGAATATACTAATTGTGCAACATTTAAAGAAATGGGCCTTACTGTTTTAAGAGTATTAAGAAAGAATAATGCAGACAAAAATGAATAAATGGTATTTAGATTTTGTGCCTATGTTAGGCGAAAATAAATATAACTTGTCCACCATACTTGCAAAAATGTTTCAGGCGGGCGAGAACATTGATGAACAAAAAGAAAAAGTAAAAGAGGTATAAACTTATGGGTTATAAATTATTTTGTGATAGATGTGGAAATGAAATATGTAATGACCAAGAAAATATTAAAATAGATGCAGAAATATTTGATGGAAAACGTTTAACAAAAGTTTGGAAATATTATCATGCAGATTGTTTTAATTATGAATTTTCAACAGATATTCGTAAATTAGTAAAAAGTGATAGCGAGGATTAAAAATGTTTAACATAATTAAAGTTATCGTAGATATAATAATCAGTATTCAAATTATTTATTATGTTGTCAAATATGACAGAACTAAAAATTTAGAATATGCTATTTGGGCGTTACTATTACTTGGGGTTTTAAGTTTATGAGGAGAAAATATAAAAGTCGTAAAATAAAGCCAGCCATAAGAAAAATTAAAAGAGCATTTACAGAAATGTGGCGGAAAGAATATGAAGAAAAATATTTAAAAGAACAACTAATGCAAAATCTAAAAACTTACTTTACTTTTGATGCAATAGAAAAACAGGAGACTGAAAATGATAATGAATTTAAGTATATTTATAATAGCGGTGTCATCAATATTGATAGTCAAGGCCATGTATGTACAGACTAAATATATGAAAGAAATGTTAATATTACAAAATTCATTTCATAGTATGCACTACCATGAAACAGAATTAACTAAACAATATTTGAAATGTAAAATTAAAGAGGCGGAAAATGAAAAGAAAAATCAAAATGCGTAAACTAAAACCACAATTAAGAAAACTTAAGAGAAATAAAGCATTAGACGGTTGGGGTTTGTTAATAATGATGATAGGTGAATATTTAGGTATAACAAAAGACGGAAAATGGCAATTAGGAGATAAAGATGGATACAGTAAGTAAAAGACCGCCAAGTATTTTCTTAAATATTGACGGAAAACGTATAGAAACATTTCCGCATAAAATAGAAAATCTAATATATGAAGAACCACAAAAATCAGTAGAATATAAAAAGTGTCAAATAAAAGTAAATAATTTTGTATTAGATGTATATGTACATCACCAAGATTTAGAAAGATTATTTAATTATTTGCAGGAGGAATATGATGACAGAAAATGATATTAAATTAGAAATAAAAAAGATGTTACCTGTTTACCATAAATGTTCAGGAGAAAATAAAGCAAGAGTTCAAGGTTTTATAAAAGGTTTATTATTTGTACTTAATGAACCATTAGATGTAGGAATGTATGAACAAAGATTAGAGGAAGAACAAAATGACAGATAAAATATTAGATTTTCAAAAATATAGAGAAAATAAAGAAATGGAAGGCATGAAAGAATGTGCTGATGCAATTAGTAGAAGATTTAAAAGAATTTTTGAAAAGGAGAAACAACATGACAAAAGTAATTCAGATTAAAGATGTAGATGTGTATGCACAAAATATAGAACAAATGGTTCAAAATGATGAGGATATAGAAAAATTAGAACAAGGAATGGATGATGTTAGGTGTGAAATCACAGTTTTATTAAATTTTAGTTCGCATCCTCAATTTACAGATGAACAAATTTGTATAAATCATACACAAATTCAGGAAAAGTTATGTATCTATATAAAACAATTATTAGAAGAGTGGAATGAAAGATTACAGAAAAATAATGAAGAATTAGAAGTGGAGGTGGATTTAGATGGCAAATAAAAAGAAACAACCAATAGAACCAAAATCTTCTAAAAAAATTCAGGCCGGGGAAGAAAAAGTAGGCAAAAGTGATGAACAAATTATAGAAGGTGAAATAATAACAAATGATACAAATATAAATAATATAAAACAAGCTACTACATTGGACGGAAAAAAACTTTGTCAGACAGCAGTTGGACAGAATAGAAATTTAGATGTTTCTGTAATGCCTAGCGTGGATGGAGAGTTGGAAGGAGAATGGTTACCAAAGCTATTAAATTTAGAAGGGGCGGGGGAAAAATACAGAAATATAGGCGAAAAAGAACTAAAATTTATAATAAATATAATTAAATATAATAATAATATAATAGCCTATAAAGAATCTTACGATTGTACGAATCTATCTTCAGATTATATCGAGCAACGAGCAAGCGACTTGAAACGACGCAACGACGTCGCTGATTTGCTTGGGATCCTACGTGAGAGATTGGTGAAACAGACGGAAAAGCAGTTACAATGGCAATTCCGAGACTCCGTCAATAGTCTAAAATTCCTGATAGATACAGCGATGGAAGAATGCCAGATAGCTAGAGATAATGGCAAAAACAGCTTTTTAACGATGACTCGTGTTACAGCTATAAAAGATGCAGTAAAAGAGCTTAACGCAATGATGGGATACACCGATAAATCGGTAAAAATCAACCAAAGCGTTACGATTATAGGAAAGGAAGAAGACTTACCCGACTAAAATGGACAGAAATATCCCTCTATCAACCATTCTACAAGGCATAGAGATGGATAGAAAGACAGACTCTTCATTTAATCGTTGCAGGCGTATTTCTGGAAAGATTTACGCCCTTTCTTTAAGTTTTGTAAAGATTTTAGATGGAATTATGGATAGATTTTAGGGTTTGGAGTATATACTTGAACTTAATATTTCGTAATAAAGGAACTTTTGACCCCAGCGAGGATTAAGGCAAATTGTTCATCTAGCCCTAATTTGTTCAAATAAAGGTATAAGTATATACATTATATATATTCAGGCAAAAACTTGCAATCATTCTTTCGTTATGTTATAATGGGCAGAGATTTATAGATAGATGGATAATAATTTAGTAAAGGACAAGCTAAAATCAGTCCA